AAATCTTGCTTGGTGTGAATACTGATACTGTCTTCTGCAAATATATCTATTTTTCCGTCGCTGGTCAATTCTATCCAAGTTGTGCCTCTAGCATTTCCAATGTAGATCAAGTCTTCACTGTTATGCATTAATATCTGATGGCCGGTTCTGGTTCTAAATCTCAACAGCTCGTCTTTAGGAATTCTAGGTTCTCCTTCGGGAGCTTCAAGATATTCTGGGCCGCCCTCGGATGCATTAGTGGCACGATTATATCTTTGATCGCCATCATCCATAACAAACTGGGTGCCGCCTAATCGGCTTACAGGAACTGGAGATTCTGTTGGGCTATCCGATGCTCCTATGTAGTTTCTCTTGCCTGCATAATCAAGTGGACCGGGAGTGCTGATGCCGAATACTTGACTAGGTACATTCCTTCTTGATGAAGCAGTTGTTGTTCCTCGTACATCGTCTGCTAATAGACCTTGTTCTAGAAATCTATCAGCTATAGGATGCATTGCTCTTGGAATTTTTTCAATGGCCAGACTTTCTCCAAGGTCGTTTGATCTACGATTAATTTCAGCAGATGGCAGCGATCCAACATCATAAGTTTCTTCTTGGCCTACTGGAGGTATTGTTACTTCAGAAGTAGCAATTCCAGGAACCATGTGATTAATAAAACGTCCGGGAACGCAACCGAACCAATAGCCTTGATCAGTTCTGCCATCAATAAAAACTACTAATACTGTTACACCCACATCGGGCGGAACAAACCACATACCGTATGATTTTTGTGTATCGTCAAAATCTGCGGTATTATATCCCATAAATTCAAATGCAGTATTTCCAAAGAAAGGACTGGCAAATTTTACAGGGTAAGTTTGAGATGACTCTCCGATAACGTTGCCGTCATCTTTCAATAGGGTAACTTCGAGGCCTCCCATGAAGCTGGCATCTAGGTGGCTGATAACTTTGGCAAGATATATGCCGGTGCCTATTCCACCTGATGTTGCTGATTCTGATTGTCTAGTTTCTACTGGCATTAATTACTCTCTTTTTATCCATAGAAGTCGTCAAGACCATTGCTATAATCTATTTCTTCTTGTGTTCTTAATTCTATTCCTGTATTTGATGCAGACTCAGAAACGCTATCTTTAACCGGAGCTTCTTTAGGCTGTGAGAATATAAACGGATTTCTACTCGGAGTATATCCGTCCGGAAAATCATTTGGCTGCAATGGCATTCTGTTTGCTTCTATAGTTTGTCTGAATACACCGTCACTGAATTTATTTGTTACTTTTACAACTTTGTAAATTCCACTAAATGGGCTTTCTCTACCACCATCTGGAAAATTATAAAGACTACCGTCAGGACCGGTAATACCTAGATTAGGTTCAACCGGTGTGCGGAATACAATGTTAAAAAACGAATCAGTTCCTTGATAATTCATTGTTTGATCAGAAGTTATTTGCGACCGTGGATCATATGAACTTGCTTGACCTAGATAATTTGCCATTCCTTGATCCACCATATAATAAGGATCGCCTAATATTTCAAGATTTATTTTCATTAGGTCGCCAGCTGTGCTACCTTTATCCTTGATAGCATTGTACATGTTTGTGGCAACAATTTGTGCAACATCTTTTGCACCATAGCCACCCTTAACAGCATCTTTACTTGCTGCTGGATTAGCCTTAACAGGTCTTGCGCCATTGGCGGCAAGTGCATTAGCATTACCTGAACTTTCTGCATCTACATCTTCTGGGTTTTCTTCCGCCGGAGTATTTGTGTCTTGATTGACCACATTATCGTTTTGACTCGGAGGAGTAATTGTTTTCATATTGTGAAATAACGAATTGATGTTTATGTCAAATTTAATAATATCATTGTTTTGGCCGGTGAATATATAATTGTATTCTTTGGCCAATACTTTTTTAAGTTCAGCATATCCTGGAGGAGCAGCGGTAGCATTAGAAAATACACTGTTATGAACTAGATAAGGCATGACTCTGTAAATGTAAGTTCTTTGGCGTTGTCCTCGCCTAGCATCAAACTCTCCTATTTGAATTTGAACATCAATTCTAAACCAATTGATCATCCCGGCGGCATCTAAATTCTCAGGATCAATTGCACGTTTAGCATATTCTGAACTCAATACCATTTGTGCAATAATCTGTGTTATCGGAGTTTGTGCTTCAAACGAAAATGTACGTTGTTTAGGATCTATAGTGAGAGCGTCTCGTTTAATAGTGCCGGTGGCAGAATCAACAACATCGGCTGCTAGGCCAAAATTATAATTGCCGCCCGATGTAGATTCAAAACCCAATGATGCTTGACCGATGGCTCCGTCCCCTGTCTCTGTAGAACTAGTAGCAGGAGCCAGGTTAAGAGCGCTGACTGCGGCGCTTATAAAGGTCAATGCGCCTCCATCATCAGATGCTTCAGTAATTGCCAATCCAACAGTGTCTGTCCAGTCTATTGGGAATACAATATTATAGACATCGGCTAGATCCTGTTGGTTGGTATCTACTAGATTTTTTTGTATCTTGTTAAGAGCTGCACACAGACTGTTTGTACCCTTACTTAACAAATAGGCAAGCGTGTCGGATCCTTCTCCGGGATTGCCGTCAATTTTCATTGCTACTTCGTTAGGAAGAATATTTATTACGTTGCTATATCCTGCATGATTATACGGGTGACATTTTATTTTATATGCGCTGCCTGATTCAGTCACATTAAACTCTACTGTGTTTAACTGAACAACAAAATATTTTGTTAATAATTCATTTGAACTTAGGATAGCACCATCCTGAGTATAGCCTTTAAATTCTAATTTTAAAACAAACGGACAATCGTTATATGTGGGATACCCTGCATTAATAGCTGCAATTTGTGCGCTCTGTAAAAACAATCCCATGCTGTAAGGTTCAAACAGATCAAAACTAATTGTTTGAACGTTTGAATTTCCAACTGCCGGGCTTGCACCGGCTGTTGTTAAAAACTCAAAGTTGTTTATATAATATTCAGGGGCGCCGTATTTTGTTTGTACTCTCTGACCGTCAAATCTTCCTGCTGAAGAAAATACAACATTTGTTAATGCTGCTGGCCTACCTCTATACAAGCCTGGATTGTTAAATTGATTAGGACTCAGTGCTGCCATTGTCCACAAAGGAGCATAGGATGCAAATTGCTCTAGTAGATTAACATATGGAGGGCCGCCAACTGGTTTTTCTAGACTGAATGTTTTTACAAGATTAGAAAAATCTCCTAGAGCATCTCCTAGATTGCCTGCTGACAGATTAGTTATTGCCTGTGCCGATGTAGTAAGGTTGGTAATCTGTCTAGCAACGCCTTGCGCAATATTAGTTGCCCCGGGTAGTTGACTTAAAAAACTGCCATCGGGTTTAAATCCAAATGCCATATTATACTCCTAGGTACTGTTGAAGATTACTTTTCTTCGGCAAGTAGATTGTTGTTCCTGGTTCAAAATCATAGATAGGATCTTTTAGAGTATCCATATTTCTTTGAGTAAACACCCACCATAACTTTGGGGTTCCATATAAATCATAAGATAAGAGATCAGGGCGATGTCTATATTGATTTTCGATGGTATATTTAAAATCATCATTTTCTGCAGGAATCGGTCTAATAGACATTAACTCCAAATAGAGATTATTCTGTTTGGTGTTTGCCCATGGACTCGAATTCTTGTAAGTGACTGATTTTTTAAAAGTTGTCATATTAGATGTATCCTACAGCATTACCGCTTGCATAATCTTGTAAACTAAATTTACGCAATAGCTGTCTGTTATAAATTGGTGTAACTGTTACAGAAATTGTACTGAGGACCGGAACCCATGTGTCACTAGGAAACTGACTGCTACATTTAATGTAGTTTACATCATCCGGTAGGTCAATGGTAAAACTTTTTATTATAACTGGAACACTGTTAAACACACCAGGACCGTAGCCACTAAGTTGACAAACTACTGGAGGGTTGCCTGCATAAGTGCTTCCACCAAAAAACATTTTAGTTGCAGTTTTAAAGAAGTGAGTGGCCTGTATCCAATAGTTACCATCCTGCTCTGTTTCGCAACTGAACTCACCAGATATAGTAATGTCTTCTATCTGACTGTTCTTGTATCCGTTAAAAGGATAGTTGTTATGCACAGGATCAACTACAGTGTAGTTTGCTTTGCTGGTAACACTAACTTTAGGAGTATAAGGCCATACTACGCCGTTGGTAGATTCTAGGCGACTGAATGCGTTTCCAAACAGGCCAAAATTACAATTGATTCTAACTCGCCAATCACTAGCAGGAGAGCTTGTTAATTTCACTGCCGCACTATCTGATTTAAATAACTCTCCTGCTGCTGGAATATTTTTTCCTCTAAAAATGCTGAGTACATTATTAAGTTGCCCGGCTGCAGAGCTCACTGCTCCTGCAATACTTCCAAGACTCCCTAGTGCGCCACCTAGCCCTAATCCATTAATACTTCGGCCAATGTCAGATGCTGTATTTGATAATCCGCTTAATGATCCAAGTGCTGTTTGAATAGGATTCCCTATACCGTTAAATGCTGTTCCTAAGTTTGGCAATCCAGCAGTTGCTCCGTTTAGAGCACTACCAATGCCGCCACCTAGATCATTGACTAGGCCATCTAGCTTGGCTTTTTCTTCTCCAAAGCTGATACCAGACAAACTGCCGCCCGTTGAGTTTGAAGCAGAGCTGAATAAGCTGCTGGCATTTCCTAACACTTTGGTGAAAGGATTTATATTTAGACCCATAAATATCTCCGTTTAGTCTATTTATTCTTGACAAAGTGTGCTATTATATAAGTAATGGAGAACCCTATAACTATGACAATCAGTTCGCAACCACCTAAAATCAAGTACTTAACCAACAAAGATCTGCTACGAGAAATTCATTTAAGCAAGAATACCTACTGTAGTTTTACAAGTCCCGACTACAGCGAGTACGATTTAATTTTGCCAAATATCAGTAAAATAAATGTTAGAACAATTGCCGAAGCCAAGCGAAATCAAGCAGCTAGATTAAGCAAACGAGCACACGAACTAGCAGTTATAACAGGCGGAAAAAAATTACCTGCTAAAGATTTTGAAGTAGATTATAAAACTATCAAGAAAGTAGATGTGGTATTTCGCATCATGACCTTCGAGCATATTCCACTTGCTCCTGGTCGTAAAAAGACTTTAAAGAATACCGCTGACAGTCACGACAAAGTAAACTTTCCTCCCTTCCAGCATTGGAAGTTTGATGATAACGACAATCTAATACTGGTTGGCAAAAGTCATTGGAAGGGCGATTTAATTACTGGCGAGTTTAATAAAGAACACGGCAAAATGACTAACAATCTAGCTCGTATGTTTTTAAAGCTCTGTGAAAGATATGCAACAAGAGGTAACGTTCGTGGATATACTTACAACGATGAAATGCGCGGCCAGGCTATACTTCAGCTTACTCAGATCGGTCTTCAGTTTGATGAGAGCAAGTCGGATAATCCTTTTGCTTATTATACTGCCGCCGTTACTAACAGTTTTGTCCGAATCATCAACATCGAAAAACGAAACCAAAACATCCGAGATGATATTCTTGAAATGAATGGTATGAATCCAAGTTGGACTAGACAGAACAGCGGAGGCAGCAACTTTGGTGCCGGAACAGGTGCCAGTTCTGGCGAAGGCGGTGGTGATTGGGATTGACCTTAGTGTTAAATGTTGTTAAACTAACTAAGGAGATTCTATGTCATTATTCAAAAAAGTAGCTTGTTTCACCGATATACATTTCGGTTTAAAATCTGGAAGTCGTACACATAATCAAGATTGCGAAGATTTCGTAAATTGGTTTTGTGATACTGCTAAAGCCGAGGGTGCAGAAACCTGCATCTTCCTAGGCGACTGGCATCATAATCGTAATACTACCGATGTTAGTACTATGAATTATACTGTCAGTAACCTAGAACGGCTGAGTAAAACCTTTGAGAAAGTCTATGTTATTCTAGGCAATCACGACGAGTTCTATAAAGACAAGCGTGAAATTCACAGTCTTGAATTTGCTAGACTGTTTCCTAACATTGAACTAGTAAATGAAACACTAACTGAAGGTGATGTAACTATCATGCCTTGGTTAGTAGGAGACGAATGGCGTTCTGTATCTAAAATAAAGAGTCGTTATATCTTTGGACACTTAGAGTTGCCGTTGTTTATGATGAATGCTATGGTGCAGATGCCTGATCATGGTCAGTTGCAAGCTGATCACTTTGTCAATCAAGAGTATGTATTCAGCGGACACTTTCATAAGCGTCAAAGCAAAGGCAGTATTACCTATATTGGTAATTGTTTCCCGCACAACTATGCAGATGCAGGAGACGACGATCGTGGTATGATGATGTTAGAATGGGGTGGCAAGCCCGAATATCGTACTTGGCCCGGACAACCTACATTTAGAACTTATAAACTAAGTCAAATCATTGATCGGCCAGATGAATTGTTGCGTGAGCGTATGCATTGCCGCGTAACTATTGACTTGCCTATCAGCTTCGAAGAAGCCAACTTCATTAAAGAAACATTCATGCCACAGTATAAGTTGCGTGAATTAATGCTTATTCCAGAAAAAGTAGAAATTGAATCCGGAAATGCTCCTATTGATATCAACTTTGAAAGTGTTGATACAATCGTTATGAATCAAATCAACGCCATCGACAGCGACACTTTTGACAAAGGCCTGTTATTGGAAATTTATAGAGAACTATGATTAAAATTAAAAATCTAACTGTACGCAATTTCATGAGTGTGGGCGCACAGACACAAGCTATTGATTTCGACAAAGGACAGTTAACTCTAGTATTAGGTGAAAATCTAGATCTAGGAGGTGACGACAGCGGAGCTCGTAACGGTACAGGTAAAACTACAATCATTAACGGACTCAGCTATGCTATCTACGGCAATGCTCTCACAAACATCAAGAAAGACAACCTTGTTAATAAAATTAACAGCAAGGGCATGTTGGTTACTGTGAGTTTTGAAAAAGACGGTATTGAATATCATATCGAGCGTGGCCGTAAGCCTAATGTATTGAAGTTTACTGTTAACGGTCACGCACACGAAGACAAGAATCAAGACGAAAGTCAAGGCGATAGTAGAGAAACACAAAAAGAAATTGAAGATGTGTTCGGGATGACGCACGACATGTTCAAGCATCTTGTTGCGCTGAATACCTACACCGAGCCTTTCCTTAGCATGAAGGCAGGTGATCAACGAGCAATTATTGAACAGTTGTTGGGTATTACTCAACTAAGTGAAAAAGCTGAAGCATTAAAAGAACAAATTAAAAATAGCAAGGATGCTATTGCTACTGAAAACACAAAGATTGAAACTATTCGAGCAAGTAATGATAGAATCCAACAAAGCATTGATGCGCTTGAACGAAAAGCCAAAATGTGGACCGAGCAAAACGAAGTAAGCGTTACTAATCTTGCTAAAGCCATCGAGCAGTTGCTAGATATTGATATTGATCAAGAAATTCTAGCACATAGGGCATTAGATGCGTATAATGCCAAACGTAAAAGTATTAATGAAATTACCAGCTGGATTAAACGATGCGAACTAGACGAAGTCAGAGAACAAAAAGAAATAGACAGGCTGAAAGCAGACATTGCCAGTTTAGAAAATCACACTTGCCATAGTTGTGGTCAAGGATTTCACGACGACAAACAAGTAGCATTACTAGAGAAGAAGCGCAAAGAATTACAGGAAACCGCATTGCAGGCATTAGCCACAAACACACAGTGGACTGAACATACTGATGCGCTTAAAGAATTAGGTGAATTAGGTGAGATGCCTACAGTAACCTACGACAATCTAGAACAGGCACTTAATCACAAGAATACACTCGGCAGTTTAGAGCGTGATTTAGAGCTAAAGGCTGCTGAAACTAATCCTTACATTGAACAAATCGAAGAACTGCGTCATACTGCCGTACAGATAATTGATTATAACGTTCTTAATGAAATGGTTCGTGTTAAAGATCATCAAGAGTTCTTACATAAGCTGTTGACAAACAAAGACAGCTTTATCCGCAAGAGGATTATTGATCAGAACTTGGCCTATTTGAATCAACGATTGACTTATTATCTAGATCGTATCGGATTGCCGCATACAGTTGAGTTTCAGAACGACCTAAGTGTTATTATTACACAACTAGGACAAGACTTAGACTTTGATAATCTAAGTCGTGGAGAACGCAATCGCTTGATCTTGTCATTAAGTTGGGCATTCCGCGATGTGTGGGAAAACTTATATCAGGCAATCAACCTATTGTTTATTGACGAACTTGTAGATTCAGGTATGGATGCTAGTGGTGTCGAATCAAGTATTGCAGTCTTAAAGAAGATGACTCGTGAAAGAAACAAGAATGTATTCTTGATCAGTCATAGAGATGACTTAACCAGCAGGGTGAATCATGTATTGAGAGTTGTAAAAGAAAACGGATTCACTAGCTACAGCAATGATGTGGAGATTGTTGCTTGACGACAGAAGCTCACGATAAAATGATCCGTGCCTTTCAGGAATATTTCAAATGGCAGGATCGTTTTGAGTACAGAGGCAGCGATGAGGCAGGAGTAAAGGCACGGTATTGGCTAAGCGAAATACGCAACGAAGCATCGATTAGGCGAGTAGAAATACAAACAAAACGAGACGAACGCAAACAAGCCAGAAAAGGCATGGTAGGAAGGCCCCCCAAGATACATAAGGGATGACATGGTTGTATAAGAAAAAAATCGTTGAAGAAATCTCAGAAGAGTATATCGGATTCGTGTATCTTATTACAAATGTTATCTCTGGACGCAAGTACATAGGCAAAAAACTAGCAAAATTCGCTAAAACAACATACAAAACTGTCACACTCAAAAACGGCAAGAAGAAGAAAAAGAAGATTAGAGGCAAGATCGAAAGCGACTGGAAGGACTATTATGGTTCTAGCGATGCGCTAACAGCAGATGTACAGGCACTAGGCAAAGAAAACTTCACCAGAGAAATTCTATTTTACTGCACAACTAAATCAGAATGCAGCTACATCGAGGCAAGAGAACAATTCAAACACAAAGTTCTAGAATCTACTGACTGGTATAACGGTCACATACAGGTTCGAGTTCACGGCTCACATATCCTCAAAAAACCCAAAAAGTAATAGACAGACACAGCCGCAAGGCACAGATAGGCTCAATAAATCCAGGCAAATAACTGCCAAATAAGCTCGCACCGGCGTTGTTAGAGTGCCCTTAAAGCTGGATCTCGGATCGCAGTCAACGGAATTCCCTACTTGGTAGAGGGGTTGTAACAGTAGTATCCTTAACAGGACCATGATCGGATATGCCTATAGAACCGGTTTACTGTACAAGAAAGTATTAATCAAGGCTAAAAGAGGATGAAGAATCCACGGCTGTAAGTATGTTAGCGTATATTTGCAGACCCGCCGTCGTATTAAGACGCAGCTAAAGGTACCGGACGACCGCCTTAGTAATGCTGTAACGCTAAGTGACCATTGTGCAACTCAGATAATGTTCATTTTTTAGCCCGCAAGGGCTAAGTGTGACTGAACAATCTAGATAATATTTAAAGTGCTTCGCACTTAATAATACATCACTGTTAAAAGAAAAGAAATTCGTTGAGCGTCTAGCGAAAACGAATATGAGCTTTAGCTCATAGCTGTAATAAATAACAAATAAGTCTTGGAAGTGGAATGAGAATAATACACCTATTAGAAAATCGTAATAACTATCTCTATGAAGGTTTAGGGAATGCCGAGTTACGATCTGTTAAGTTATGGGAAAGTGCTGGCCATACAATTAAAGAAGCAGCACTTACACCTGATCAGATACAAAGTCTATTCGCTGAGATTGAAAAGGGTGCTACTGCTAGTGGCGACAACAGAACTGTGTTGGGCAAAGGCAAAGATGCCGCCGAAGCTGTTAACAAAGCATGGGTAGATTTAAAAGACAAAATATACAACAGTAAGCCTATGTCAGATTTTGCTGCTCAATATGACAAGGCTGCTGAGAAATTAAAACAGGCAACTGGCGGCGATGCTGGTGCAATGAAATACATCAACAAGTATCGCAAGTTTGCTGAAGAGCATCCTATTTTGCAAGGAGCTATCTATGCTGCTCTTATTGCCGCAGCAGGTATTACTGGTGTTGCTCCCGGAGGAGCTGCGTTGCTAGGATTGTTTAAACTAGTTGACCAAGCGATCCAAGGAAAAGACATTCGATCTGCAATGTGGAGCGGAGTTAAAACTGGTGCTGCTGCCTACGGTTCGGCTAAACTTGGACAGTTCTTAAAAGGAACTCCGACCGGAGATGTTCCATCAACAGATGAAATTCCTACAGGATTTAATGCTCGCCCTGATGATTATGCTTCAGCAGTTACAGCACCAGCGGATGTTGTTTCCAAAGGCTACGGAGCAGTAATGAAATCTGCAATGTCTGCGGGACGCAATTATGCAGAAAACGGCGGACTTACTGATGCTTCGAGTATTCAAAGTGCTGCTGAAGAATTTGGCAATGCATTAGCAGCCCAAGGTTTACGAGGTGACCGAGTACAGACTATGGTAGATGTATTCAAAACATCAGCCAAGGGTGCGGCAGCTAGAGCACTAGGCGGTACTGCTCAGTCTACAATGGGCGGTGCGCTACAGGCAGTAACTAATTCAATCAATCGATCTGGTAAACGATTAAGTGAAGGGCAAGTATACATGATCTTTAATCGTGTGGCCCGTGAAAATATCACAGAAGGTCCAATGGATGCTATCAAAGGGTTTGCAGGCAAAGCCATGGACAAGATTAAAACCGTTGGCACAAATTTAACAACCAAAGTTACAGCGGATAAATTAAATTCAGCTTGGCAAAAAGCAGGAAACCCAACTGACAGCGATGAACTTGCTCAGTTCTTGGAAAAGCAAGGTGTGAACGCAGATATTGTTAAGCAAGTATACGGATCATTAAAAATACCCGCACCTGGATCTGCTAGCACAGCCGCACCTGCAACGGATATCGAAGCAGTTAAAAAGATAGTTGCCGGATTGCCAACTGATAGAAAAGTAAGACTGTTAAAATTTTTAGAGAAAGGTGGAACAAGTAAATCTACTGCACCAGCAGCTACTACCGCAGCACCTGAAAAAGATTCACTTGGTCGAATCGAACCAACAATGTCATAAGGACTTCAAATGAAAATAAATGAAATACTAGTTGAATCACAATTGCAAGAAGGTCCTATGTTGGACAAGTTTGGTAAAGCAGTAGGCGGAGTAGCCAGTGGTGTTGCCAAAGGTGTTGGAGCAGTAGCTGGCGGTATTGCTGGTATGGGCAGTGCATTTAAGAAAGGTTTTAATGCAGGTAAAACCACTGTAGCAGGTGACGACGAAGCTCCTGCGAAGCCTAGTATGATTGGTGACTTGGCAAAAGGACTAGGTAAAGATGCATATAAAGGTGCAACAGGTTATGATTTGCCAGGACAAGATAAGGCCAGCTTAAAGAAAAAAGCAGCACAAGGCGGAGCAGAGCCAGCAGCAGCGCCAGCAGCAGCGCCAGCAGCAACGCCAGCAGCAGCACCTGGAGCGGCACCGGCAGCAGCACCTGGAGCGGCACCAGCAGCAGCACCTGGAGCGGCACCGGCAGCAGGAGCAGCAGCACCAGCAGCACCGGCAGCTAAGGCAGCTAAGGCAGCAGCACCGAATCCTAAAGCAGACACAGCTTATGCACAAGCACAAAAAGCAATTGCTGGACTACAACCTGAACAGAAAAAAGAAATCGTAACAATGTTACAGGCTGATCCTAAAGTTAAAGCGGCAATGACTGCAAAACCTGCTGCTAAGCCGGCAGCGCCAGCAGCAAAAACGGCTAAGCCAGCGGCACCAGCCGATGCAGGATCCGGAGCAATGGGTGCTATGGCAAGCCAATTAACCAAAGGTGGGGCAGCAGAACCAAACACAATGGCCAATGCTCCTGTGAGCAAAACAAATAAGGCTAAACCTGGTAATCCAAATGCAGCACCAGCACCGGGCATGACTGCAGACGGTCAACCACATTGGGACCCAGCTACCGGTAAAGGTGCAAAATACGACGGTGTTACAGGCGAAATGACACCAGCATGGAAAGCTGAACAGGATAAGAAAGCTGCTGAAAAACAAACTAAAACAGCACCAGCACAACAAGATAAAGCACCAGCAACACCAACCACCGGACAAGCTGCAACACAGGCAGCTGATGCAGGTAGTAATCCAGAGCAAGCAGCGTTAGATGCAATGAAAGCTAAAAATCCTAAATTAGCAGGTATGATGGCACAGGCAGGTATGGATGATCAAGGCAACGATGTTGCACCTGCTAAGAAGCGTGGTGGTCGCAAAGCTAAACCAGCAGCGCAGACGCAAGCAGAAATTGATGCTGACCGTGAAAGAATTATGGGTGTAACTTCTGACAGCATTGTTCGTAGACAACCTATGATGGCTGAAAGTTTTAGTTTGTTTAGAAAGCGTTAACAAACAAAAAGGACTCTTAGGAGTCCTTTTTTATTAGAAAAACGGTAATCCGCTTTTCTTTGTAGTTTCTAAATTTTCTTTTATAATTTCGCCTATAATGTCACGCTCTTCGTGACTTAGATGCATGGCTTCACTAAAAGAAAGACCACGCATATACCAACACATTTTCATAACATCTTTCTTGATTTCTCGGCTTTCTTTGTCCATTTTTTTAGACAGTTCACGGATCTCTGGAACCGAGAGATTTAGGATCCTTTGGCGAAAAAACTTGATTGATCCATAGTTACTGGCATGGTAAACTCAGTGTCGCAACTGGTGCATTTTACATTCTGCGGCTCTAATTCAATTTGATCTTTCATCTTTTGAATATGTTCTGAAATTTGATCAAACACATTCTTAGGAGCATTGTTAACAAACTCTTTGATCTGCTCGACATCTGATGTTTCACCTTCTGGAGTTACGATCTTGTGTACACATCCTGCAATGGTATCTACTGTGAGCTCAGTTAGCTTGATAAAGCTCTCGCCAAACTTTTCTAGTTTGTCCTCGTCGCTCAAACTCTCGTCATTGACAATTTGAAAAATACGCTGTTGTTCGAAAGTCTTTAAGGTAGTCTTTGTGATTTCTTTATAGCTGTAAGGACGCACATAGATAGTTAACGGATCAACTACTACTTCTTGTTTGTATTCAAAGTTTCCGATTCTTTCTAGCCAAGACACTAGATTAATATCATAATTGTTTTCTTCACTGCATTTTGGACAGTTAGCAACCACTTCCATGTTTTCACCATAGGTAGCAATACGAATAGCAACCAGACTTGCATCTAGATCAATGCTGGGCATTGACCATGGATCAGTAATGGCAGGAATACAGCTTTTGATAACTTCGACCGTGCTTTGTCCGCTCAACAATGCATCTGGAGTTTTAAACATTAATTCGTCTTTGGCAGTCATAGCATAGACAGCGTAGTCCCCTGTGGAGCTGCGATCTAGGCCATCCTGTGTATAGAATTTGCCTTGACTAGGTAACCGCATATAGACTTTGGGCTGTCTAAAATATTGACTTAGAGGATTGGAACTCTTTGCCTGTGCAGCTTGGTTTAATCGTGCCTGCATCTGAGGAGGCAGTTGAGTCTGCATCTGAGGAATCTCAGGTGGCATCTGTGGTTGGTTTTGCTGATCCATGGTTTAATCTCCAAATAAATACAAGTTAGCGTAGAGTATTTATATACGCACTTTTCTGGAAATTTTTAATATGGCAGAAGTCACCGGCAATTTTGGCGAAAATCCGATCGAGTTAAACAACGCAGCCACGGAGACAACTTTAAAACAGTTACTTGCCGCCATGCTGGTGTTAGCTAAGAGCGCCGGAAAAGACAAAAAGTTTGAACAGGATCTTGAAAAAGAACTTAAACGCCTAGCTGAAGAAAGTAAAAAATCTGCCGATCAACAAAAGAAAATAGCAGCTGATCAAAAAAAACAAGCTACCCAAGAACAGAAAGATGCTGAGCAAGCACACAAGGATGCAGAGCGCAAGGCCAAAGCTGATGCTGCTGCTGTTAAAGCTACTCAAGAATACGAGCAGGCTCAAAAATCAGCGCAATCTGCAATTAAAAATGTAGGTAAAGAATTAATTGATCTAGCATCAGGTATGAGCCAGGTACTAGGTGCTCTGGCTGGTATGGATGACAGCGCCAGCAAGGCCGCAGGTGCGCTAGGACAGATTCCAATCGTTGGCGGATTCTTGGCAAAGGCTCTAGGGCCTGCTGCCGATGCTGCTGAAAAAGTCTACGATAGTTTTAAGAAAGTATCGTCGGTGGGCGCAGGTTTCGGCGGCAGCTTTAGTCAAATGATTGGAGCGGCTTCTGGTGCAGGTTTAACTCTAGATCAGTTTACAGGAATTGTAACCAAGAACGCTCAAGGTCTTGCCATGTTTGGTGGCACCACAGAAGAAGGAGCCAAGCGAATGGCCAATATCGGCAAGACCATGAAACAGAGTGGTCTTAACGATTCTCTTTTAAGAATGGGCTATAGCACTGAACAGATCAACGACGGTATGGCATCATACATTTCGACTATGAGTCGTACAGGTGCGCTTCGTGGAATGAGTGATACGCAAGTGGCTCAAGCATCTGCAAAATATATGAAAGAGCTTGACGGATTAGCAAGACTAACTGGTCAGAGCAGAGAAGAGAAACAAAAAGAAATGGACGAGTTGGCACGCGATGCCCAACTCAATGCTGCTATTAGCCATTTGAGCAGAGAAGAACAAGAAGAAGCTCGTAAATTAATTGCATCATATCCTAAGCAGCATCAGGCAGCAATCAAAGACATGGTGGCCACCGGAAACATAACTTCCGATGCTGCAATTAAATTTAATGCCATGATGCCTCAGGCTGCTGGTAAATTTATGCAGATGGGCCGTACACTTGACGCCGGCGGCAAACTAACCAAAGAAGCAACACAAGGCACATACGATGCTTATCTCGATGAAGCTAAAGTTGCTAGAGATAGAAATAAAAATCTTGTAAAATTCAACAGAGATTACGATAACGAATTTTCAGGAATTGTCGAAGCAACTGGTAGACAAAAAGGTGCTCATAAAAAAATAGCTGCTGAGCAAGAAAAACAAGCGGCTGATGAAAAATCTTCTGCCGAAGCGTTAGGCAAGTTTAAACAGAACATTGCAGTAATGGGCAATCAGTTTTTAGATTCATTACAGAAAAACTTTATCAACAATGGCGGTATGGAAGCATTGTCTAAAGCATTAGGCATGATGAGCAAGTTTGCTATGGACTATGTTGTTCCAGCATTTAACATGATGATAAATGGAATAAGTAAGGTGGCTGGATTCCTTGACAATGCGTTTGGTCCAGCAATCACCGGAGCTATTTTAGTATTTGCTCCGCTGGCTGGCGCAATTGGCGCAGCTATTTTTGCTTTATATCAATTAGTAACGGCATCAAGAGCGTTAAGTGCAATACAGGCCATGCAGGCTAAACAGCTTGCCGGTGGCGCAGTAGGTAAAGCAACGGATGTATTAAGCGGCCCTGCAGGCAAAGCGGGTGGCACACTTTCTAAGATGTCTGATATTTTTAAAAGCGTATTACCTTCTTTGGGCAAATTTGGCAGTGTGATGGGAAGTATGTTTAATGTTGTTGGCCGTGTTGCAGGAACATTGGTTAGATTCCTTGGCCCGATAGGAATGGCCATTGGCGCAATTATGTTGATCAAAGAAGGCTTAGAAATGTTTGGCGTTGACCTCAGCGGGTTTACTGATGCAGTTATGAAACCTTTTGCTGCTGTGTGGGAAGGACTCGGAGATGTACTTAACACCGTGTCTAATTTTATAAGTGACACTTTTGTTGATGCATTCTATACAGTTTCAGACTTTTTAGAAAATGTGTTTATAGGAACATTTAGATTTGTATCTGATACCATAGAAGATTATGTTGCGCCAGCATTTCAATTTATTGGAGATGTAATTAGTGATCATGTGATGCCTATATTTGAGGGTATTGGCAACTTTCTAAAAGATGTTTGGATGTCAGCACTTGATGGAGCTTCCAGTGCAATTAAATGGGTAGGGGACAAGTTTAGTGCGCTAGGATCGTTTATTTCTGATAAACTGTCTCCGGTATTTTCATTCTTTGGAGAGAAGATTCAATCTGTGTCAAGTTTCTTTACTGACTTAAAAAACAAGATGGTATTTTTTGCCCGAGGCTTTGATTCTGTTGGAAGCGTGACAACATATCTCAGTCAACAGTTTCAAGAATTTAGCTTGTTTATGAAAGGCATCAGCATGGGTCTAAGAGACAAATTAAGTTGGCTTCCTGGTATTACTGCTCCGAGTACTGCTGAAAAAGAAGCATTAGAAAGAGAACGCCAAGAACTTTCAGATGCTAAGAAAGATGCTGAAGACAAGAGAAATGAACTTGCACAGAAACGAGAAGAAGAAGCGGCTAAAAAAGAAGCAGCTAGAAAAGCACAACGAGATGCTGAAGACATAGCCACAGCTAATAAACGTGCCCAACGAGATGACGAAATTGCGCAACGACGAGCCAAGCGAGATGCGGACTACGCTAAAAAGAAATCTGATAAAGAAAATAAGGCCGTAGACGACAAAACAGCAAGAGAAAAACAAGCCGAAGAAGATAAAAAAGCAGCCGAAGAAGGCGAAAAAGTTGACTATAGTGATCCTATATCAATGCTGAAATCTTTTGGCAAACAACAAAAGAGCAAAATGTCAGTAGACGCCGAGATAGCTGACAATCGCAAAAAAGCAGCAGACGAACTAAAAGCCAGTGAAGACGGATTGAAAGCAACATCGGGAGGCAAACCTGTTGGTCCGCAGTCTGCACCTAGCATGACCGGAAATAAAATTGAAGGTCTTGGCAAGATAGCAGCACAGTTTGAAAGTGGTGGCAAAGCAGGTACAGTTAGTTCGGGACACGGCGACTTTGGCGGCAAGAGTTATGGAGCCTTCCAACTTGCTGGTCGCGGCGGAGCAGCTGGTAACGAAGTTGACCAATTCTTGAAATCATCAGGATATGCTGACAAGTTTAAGGGTATGAAAGTTGGCAGCAAAGAGTTTGATGCAAAGTGGAAAGAGATGGGCGATGACAAAGACTTTGCCAAAGCGCAACAAGAACATGCCAAGAAAACTCACTATGATCCACAGATGGAAAAATTAAAGAAGTCTGGTATTGATCTATCAGGTAAAGGACTAGGTGTTCAAGAAGCCGTGATGTCTACAGCAAATCAATACGGTGCTAATACTGAAACTATTATCAAAGCTCTCAAAGGCAAAGATACTGCCAAGATGTCTGACAAAGATATTATTAATGCTATTCAAGATTACAAAGCAGAAAATGTTAAAACAAACTTCAAGAGTAGTTCTGGTGCAGTACAGGCAGGAGTTGCTAAACGCATTGAACAAGAACGTGCAGCATTGTTAGGAGTTCAAGGACCAACGGCTCAGGGACAGGTCAAGATGGAAGACGGAGTTAAAGTTAAGACTCCGTTAAAAGGAGGCACAGTTAAGACTGAAGATAGTCTTAAAAAAGGTGAGGAAATAGTTAACGATAAAAAACCTGTATCTAAGTCTGCAACACCGACAGCTACCCCAGCAGCGTCATCCGAAGAATATAAAATAAACGGTAGACCCGTTACCAAAGAACAGTATGATCAATTCATGAAAGCCAATCCAGAGTTGGCCAACATGGCAAAAGGTGCAGGAGCCCCAAGATCGGGCGCAAACCCAGTTACTCCTAGTTCTACACAAGCAGTTGAGCAAGCTTCTAAAGACAAAGAACAAGAAAAAGCCAAAGCAGCAGAACAAGAAAAAGCAGCCGCAGAGAAGGCAAGAACTGAAATGGCTCAAAACGATCCACGAAGAGTCGACAAGAAGACTGCGCCAGGAGCAGGCCAAGAAACTCCTGAAAGCCTACTTGCTCAGTTAAATACTAAGATGGATCAATTGATACAGGTCAGTAGACGAACTGCCGATTTGAATGATAGGCAGTTAAGTGTGCAGAAAGGCCTAAGTAGTGATCTTTATAGTGGATAACCATAAATGAGCTGGAAAAAATATTTTACTCCTGTAGATCTTGACAATAGAAAGTCTATGAGCCCTATGGGCAATGGCGGTCGCCCAGGTCCTGCACGAGCAAACTACAGTTCGTTCTTACCAGATGTATATGCAGGTTCACCAAATCGTGTTGAGCGTTATATGCAATACGACACCATGGACATGGACTCGGAAGTCAATGCTGCTTTAGACATCCTTACAGAATTTTGCACACAGAAAGACAAAGAGAATGCAACTCCGTTCCATACATTCTTTCGCGGGCAACCAACTGCAACTGAAGTCAAACTGATTAAAGAAAGTCTACAAAAGTGGACCAAGCAGCAACAATTTGAAAATAGAATATTTAGAATTATTCGTAACACATTCAAATACGGTGACTGTTTCTTTGTTAGAGATCCGGAAACACAAAAGTGGTTGTATGTTGACGCAGCCAAAGTCACAAAAATTATCGTAAACGAAAGTGAAGGTAAAATTCCTGAACAGTATGTTATCCGTGATATCAACTTTAACTTCAAAAATCTAGTAGCAGTAACACCGCACGGAACTACAAATACATCACCGAGCGGTACTAGTTCTTATACCAGCGGCGGTAGTCAAGGACGCGGCATGGTTGGTTCAGCAGCACAACCGCCAGGCACACGATTCCATAATCAAACGAATGAAGTAACTATTGACGCTAAAAATGTTGTACATATTTCATTAAGTGAAGGCTTAGATAATAACTATCCGTTTGGTAATAGTTTGTTGGAATCTGTGTTTAAAGTCTACAAGCAGAAAGAATTGCTTGAAGATGCTATCATTATCTATCGTATACAAAGAGCTCCTGAGCGTAGAATATTTTATGTTGATGTTGGTAACATGCCAGCGCACATGGCTATGGCCTTTGTTGAACGAGTTAAAAACGAAATCCATCAACGCAGAATTCCTAGCTCAACAGGTGGTGGTCAAAACATGGTTGATGCCAGCTATAATCCACTTAGCGTAAGTGAAGACTATTTCTTTCCGCAAACAGCAGAAGGTCGTGGATCAAAAGTTGAAACACTGCCAGGCGGTACGAACCTAGGCGAAATCACAGATCTGCGTTACTTTACTAATAAGTTATTCCGTGCCCTAAGAATACCAGCAGCTTACTTGCCCACAGGCATTGACGAAGCTGCCAACACCATTGCAGATGGTAAAGTGGGTACAGCTTATATTCAAGAACTTAGATTCAACGAATATTGCAAAAGACTGCAAAGCAATATTGTAGAAACATTTGATCTAGAATTTAAACTATGGTTGCAAAACAACGGTATTAACATTGACAGCAGTTTGTTTGAACTGAAGTTCAATACTCCTCAGAACTTTGCTGCTTACCGTCAAGCAGAGATGGATACTGCTCGTGCAGCTACATTTGCCACACTGCAAGAACTGCCACATTTGAGCAAGCGATTTGCACTCAAGCGTTTCTTAGGACTCACAGAAGAAGAGATCAAAGAAAACGAACGCCTGTGGAGAGAAGAACAAGGCAACAACCTAACAGCACCAATGGATGCTCCAGGAGCCATGCGCTCAGTAGGCATTACACCGGGCGGCATGGGTGCAGAAGCCCAAGAGCCCGAAGCTGATCCAGCTATGGCAGCTGCCGCAGAAGCAGGTGCTGCACCCGCTGAGGGCGAAGCTGCGCCAGCAGACGCTCCAATAGCCTAACGATATAAATACAGATATGCTTCTAAGAGAGTTCTTTTATTTTAACGACAACCAAAACGATTTTGCCAATGATCGTCGCTATGATGCCTCTCGCGACAAATCTGTACTAGAAAAAGACGACACTCGTAAGATTAAACTTACACTTCGTCAAATCAACCAGCTAAGACATCAAACTGAAGCACACGAGTTTGAAACAGAGTCTGAGCGTGGTTTTATTAAACAGATGTATGGTACAAAAGTTGAAGCAGAACAGTCAGCCGCATAATGTTGCCTTTGTATTAGGCAACGGAACAAGCAGAAAAAACCTAAAACTAGACGAAATAAAAAATCGTGGAACTATCTACGGGTGCAATGCCCTATATAGAGAGTTTGAACCTGACTACCTAATAGCAGTTGACACCAAAATGGTCAACGAAATCATTGCCGCAGGCTACCATAAAGATCATCAAGTTTGGACGAACCCCAATAAAGGTATTACTAGCAAGAGTCATATAAACTTTTTTAGCCCGCACAAAGGGTGGAGCAGCGGCCCAACAGCATTGTGGTTTGCCTGTCAGCAACCTTACTCACAGATCTATATCTTTGGATTTGATTATCAAGGACTAGAAGGCAAATTTAATAACATGTATGCAGACACTTTTAACTATAAAAAGAGCAATGACGCTGCAACATTCTTTGGTAACTGGCTAAGTCAAACTGAAAAAACTGTTAAAGAATTCAAGAACATAAACTTCTTTAGAGTAATGGAACCGGGGCAATTTGTTCCAGACAAGCTGCAAGGCATCCCCAACCTTCAGCATATCACCTACGAGAATTTTGAACAAAAATTCAAGGGTAGTACTTATACTACTGAAAACCTTCAAAAAACTAGCATTTAACACCGTTTTGTAATCTTAGTGTTAAATAAAATACAGCCTAACAATCAAGGAGAATACACCATGGCAGACAAGAATATTCTTGAGCAGATGCTTGGACATCTGGTCAATGACGACAAACAAAAAGCAGAGGAACTATTCCACGAGTATGTAGTTGCAAAATCTCGTGAGATCTACGAAAATCTAATCGAAGCTGAAATGACGGCCGACGATGAAGAGGAATCAGAAGATCCAACTGATCCAAAAGTTAAAGAAGAATCAGAAGTTGATGAAGAAAACGATTTGGACGAAGAATTTGAAGAAGTTGCCTACGAAGGCGATGATGAAATGTCAGATATGGGCGGTGACCCAACAGATGACCTAGCAGGCGAAATGGGACCAGAAGAAGAAGAAGGCGGTGACGAGTTTGCTGACAAAGATCCTGAAGAACTATTCCAAGATCTAGACAGCATCGTTGACGAACTTCAAGCTAAGTTTGATGCGATGAACGGCGGTGACGACATGGGCGACATGGGCGACATGGGCGGTGACGACGAAATGAAAGACGACTTTGATCTAGCAACAGTTCGTGAGTATGTTGAGAAAGTTCCAGCAGGTCACGGCGCAGAAAAGAAAGGTCAAGGCGAAAAAGCTGACGGTTCTGCAACTGGTCTAAAGTTCAGCAAGAACGATATGGGCGGAACAAGTGCTAACATCCTAAGCGGTAAGAACGGCCAAGACGGCGGTGAAGTTGGCAAAGCTGGCGGACAATTAAAAGGTTCCGGTCTTCTAAAAGGTAACCCACAGTTGCAAGACGGTGGTAATGTAAATACTCCTGGTGCTAAGAATGGCAATGCATTCTCTACTAAAGAGCCAGGACACGGTGCTGAGAAAGCAGGTTCTAAGGAATCCGCAGACAAGAGCGCCGCAGGTCTTTTCCGTGGTCGTAGATAATAGGACAACATGGTGAAAAACTATCTTAGCGAACATTTGAATTTCGACCAAGCCAAGATTGTATTGGAGAGCGAGGAAGAGGGCGGCCGAAAGTCGCTCCACATGAATGGTATCTGTATCCAGGGTGATATCCGAAATCAGAACCAGCGTGTTTATTCTTCACAAGAGATTGGCAGGGCTGTCAAAACGCTCAACCAGCAGATCGAAGGTGGATATTCAGTTCTTGGGGAAGTTGATCACCCATCAGATTTAAAAATTAACCTAGACCGCGTCAGCCACATGATCACAAAAATGTGGATGGACGGTCCTAACGGCTACGGAAAACTTAAAATCCTTCCAACTCCAATGGGTCAGTTGATTCAGACCATGTTGGAGTCGGGAGTAAAGTTGGGAGTTTCCAGTCGCGGCTCAGGCGAAGTTGACAGCAGCGGTAATGTTCAAGGTTTTGAAATTATTACTGTTGACATTGTTGCCCAACCAAGCGCCCCGGGAGCATATCCAACTCCAGTTTACGAACATTTAATGAATACATTAGGTGGAAATAAGGCATTAAACATATCAAGAGAAGTCCAAGGCGATCCAAAGGCACAGAAATACATAGCAGAGAGCTTGGTGAAGATCATCAAGGGTCTCAAATAACAGTAGGAGAATCACATGCTAGATTTCGTAAAAAAATTGTTTGAAGACAATGTGATTTCCGAAGAAATGAAATCGGAAATTGAGTCTGCCTGGCAAGGCAGAATCGAAGAAAACCGTGAACAAGTCACTGCAATGCTACGTGAAGAATTTGCTCAGAAATATGAGCACGACAAATCCACATTGGTAGAAGCTGTTGAATCTATGTTAGCTGACCGCTTGTCAGCTGAACTAGGTGAACTAGCAGAAGACCGTCAAGGACTAATCGAAGCAAGAGCTCGTTATGCAAAAAAGATGAAAGACGATTCCAAAGCAATGGAATCTTTTATCATGAATAATTTGCAAAAAGAAATTGCTGAACTACACGAAGACCGTTCAAAGGTAGCAGGAAATGTTAGTCAATTAGAATCCTTTATTGTGGACGCACTGGCGAAAGAAATCGCAGAATTCCACAGCGATAAGAAAGACCTAGCTGAAACCAAAGTTAAATTGGTTCGCGAAAGCAAAGCTAAGTTTGAAGCTATCAAGAAAGAATTCATTGCTCGTTCAAGTCAAATCATTGAAGAAACAGTCTCTAAAGGACTAAAGTCTGAAATGAAACAATTGAAGGAAGACATTGAAGCAGCCCGCAGAAATGACTTTGGTCGCAGAATATTCGAAAGTTTTGCAAGCGAATATGCAGCTAGCCATCTCAATGAGAAATCAGAGACAGCTAAACTTCTAAAAGTTCTTACACAAAGAGAACAAGAATTAGAAGAAGCAGCAAAGATCGTTGCAGATACACAAAAGTTAGTAGAAAGTCGTGAAGCACAATTACGCATGGCAAAAGACACAATGGCACGCAAAGAAGTTATGAGCGAATTGCTAAACCCATTATCTGGAGACAAGAAAGTAGTTATGCGTGAACTGTTAGAATCAGTTCAAACAGACAAACTAAGAAATGCTTATGACAAGTACCTACCTTCAGTAATGAACGGTGGCAGTGCTCCGGTCAAAAAAGCGTTGACAGAAGGCAAAGAAATTACAGGCGATAAGAATCAGGCACAACAATTTAGCAGTGAAGAAAAAACTGCTGAAATTTTTGACATCCGCAGGCTTGCGGGACTAAAAGTTTAAGGAGAACTACTATGTCACAATTACTCGAGTCACGCTGGTCGGAGACCAAAGACGCCCTTTTAGAAGGACTTCAAGGTAACAAGCGTTCAGTAATGGCAACTACTCTAGAGAATACCCGCAAGTATCTCGCAGAAAGTGCTACTGCTGGAGCAACTTCCGCTGGCAACGTTGCAACACTTAACCGTGTTATTCTACCCGTCATCAGACGTGTAATGCCAACCGTTATCGCTAACGAGTTGGTTGGTGTCCAGCCAATGACTGGCCCAGTTGGTCAAATTCACACATTGCGTGTGCGTTATGCCGACAGTTTCAACAGCACAAACGGTACAGATGTAACCGCTGGTGATGAAGCACTAAGCCCATTCAAGATTGCTGAAGGCTACTCTGGTGCTGCTGCTACTGACAGAGCTGCTTCTACAGCCGCTTTAGAAGGTGTAGCTGGTAACAGAATGAGCATCCAAATCTTGAAACAAACCGTCGAAGCTAAGACACGCAAGTTGTCAGCTCGTTGGACGTTTGAAGCTGCTCAAGATGCACAAGCCCAACAAGGCATTGACATCGAAGCAGAAATCATGGCTGCTCTAGCACAAGAAATTACTGCTGAAATCGACCAAGAAGTTATTGCTTCTTTGAACAGCCTAGCTGGTACAGTTTTAACTTATGACCAAGCTGCTGTTTCTGGTACTGCTACATTCGTTGGTGACGAACACGCTGCTCTAGCTGTTCAAATCAATCGTGCAGCTAACTTGATCGCTCAGCGTACACGTCGTGGTGCTGGTAACTACGCTGTTGTATCTCCAACAGTATTGACATTGCTACAAAGCGCAACAACTTCTGCGTTTGCAAGAACAACAGAAGGCACATTCGAAGCTCCTACAAACACCAAGTTTGTTGGTACATTGAACAGCGCAATGAAAGTTTATGTTAACGGTTACGCAACAACTGATAACGTTCTTATCGGTTACAAAGGTTCTAGCGAGTCTGATGCTCCAGCATTCTACTGCCCATACATTCCATTGATGAGCAGCGGTGTTGTTCTTGACCCAGCAACTTTCGAACCAGTCGTATCATTCATGACACGATATGGTTATGTTGAGTTGACAAATACAGCTTCTTCTCTAGGTAACGCAGCTGACTACCTAGCTAAAGTTGATGTAACTTCCGCTAACCTACGTTTCGCTTAATCAGCAAGCGTATTACGCAAATCCAAAAAGGCTCTTCGGAGCCTTTTTGTTTGACTTAAATATCAGATGAAAATAGAAAGCGATAAAGACTTTGAACAACTTCGAGCTCAGTTTGCTGGCTGGCGCAAACGCTTTCCTATGTTTACACACGATGTGCAACGAATTGAAAAAATGATCAACGAGCACATACAAACACACAGTAAAATTATGGTGTTGCATCGACAGACTAAGAATAGAAGTCACTTAGAAAAAGCTCAACAGGAGATAGATGCTATCAATAAAATAATAGACACTGTGGAAAAAATGGAACTAATGGCTATGCTGAGCCGCGGATAAATAAAGTATCTAGAATTTATTATGCGGCTCCCACCGCGTATGACCTAGAACGTCAATCATAAGGAGAAACAAATGGGACGTCCAATTAACAAAAGATTTTTCGGTGGTATTATAGGCTCATCAGCAGACATTACCAATAACATTCCAGTAGAGGCAGCATTCATTGCTGGCACCGCAAGAACAGCGCATGAGGGAAATGCTGAAATTCATATTGTAAAACAAAAATCAGCTCGTAAATTTGAAGTCAAAGGTCACGATGATGTTCCTGCAGCAATTTGTCGTTTAGTCGATAAAGCAAACTGGGACGATTCATCCACAGTTACAGAAGGTCAAATGGTAATTATTGGTTATTATAACGGTCAAGCAAAAACATTGCGTTCATTGACTAACAAGATTGCCACAGACTTTAACAGTGTTCGCTATAAGTGGGCTATTAACTCTGGTGTAGGCGATGACTCTTCTACCACAAACGTTATTATTTTAACACTACCATAATAGTTTAGGAATAAGCAATGGGACAGTTTTTTCGCGTCAACGGCGACTATAATATTAGAGTTAGAGATGGCGGTACTATTAAATTAGATACCGGGCCATCTGGTGACACCATCATAACTGGCAATCTAACAGTTCAGGGTGATGTCACTTCTGTTTCCTCTACTAATTTAGAAATCGAAGATAGAATTATAACCTTAAACGACGGAGAACGCGGTCCCGGAGTAACTCTTGTATATTCTGGTATGGAAATTGATCGAGGAACCTATGTAGATTCTACAGCAGTTCCTCGAGCAGCTTTGGTCTGGAATGAAACCAACCCCGGATTTGTCACAGACGAAGACCCTACATCTGCTGCTGGATACTGGATGTTTGCCACAGGGCAAGACGGTGCATATGGATTTAAAGACAGTAATGTCAAGTTAAGAAGAATTCTAACTGACTCAGCAACTGACAACGGCGATCTTACTCTTATCGGTACAGGCACTGGCGTTGTTAAAGTTGCAGGCACAACAAATTATCGTTTGCAAGTAACTGACAACGATGATATTCCAAACAAAGATTATGTTGATTATTCTATCTTGAATAATCCAACATTCCAAATCCGTGCTCCGCAAGGGCAAGACACTCGTGTAATTATTGCTGATACACAAGTAACTCCAAATAATGCATCCACTGGCGGTTCTTTAGCATATTACTATGACCAAACAGGATATCCAACCACTGAAAGTACTGTTGGATTCTTTGTAGACGGAGTACTGGCGGCAAACATATACGCAGATAGAGTACAGTTACAGCAATTAGAATTTGATCAAACTGAAATTTTAACAGTAGGATCTGGCAGTTCTAATATTAAATTTACTCCACATAGCACGGGAAAAGTTGAAATTAATGCATCATTACAACTAAACAATGATATAGGTAGCCCAGCTATTGTATCTGGCAGTCATGTAATATATTCCAGACCAGAAAGTACCGGTAAGTCAGGAATTTATTTTGTAAATACTGAAAATACTAGAGATGAACTAGTTAGTAAAAATAGAGCATTGCTGTTTAGCATGTTATTTTAAGGATTAAAAATGGCCGTTATAGGAAAAATAGTTGAAGGTACCACAATGACTGTCCCTACTATTGTATATACAAGTAGTGGAACTAATGCGGTGACTTGTATTGCAGTGTGTAACACAGGAACAATTAGTTTAACAGACGAAACTAGCCAATCAGTTGACATCAATATCTATATTGTTTCTCCAAGCGGTGGTGGCGATAACATTAATACTACCGGTTCAAATTCTCTAATAGTAAAACAATTAACAGTACCAGCAGGAGAAACTGTATTTTTTAATGATGAAAAATTTGTCTTAGCCAATAATGACAGTATTAGAGTGGGTTATCAAATGAGCAACGCAGCTAGTCCGGTTACTAATTTATTAAATGTTACAGTCAGCACATTACCAGTATGAGATTCTTAAAACAAAAAACTCTGTCTAGTTATAGTGCATCTGATGATGCGCTAATGATCTACGACAATAGAGATTTATCAACGCATACACAGAATGGCGGTCGAGCAGTTATGGATATTACAGGTGGCCTAAGATTGCCAAAAGGAACCACAGATCAAAGACCCAAACTCAGTAATGTTCGAACTCCTAATGGCCCCAATGGCTATATTAGATATAACACCACTACTAACGCTGTGGAAGCATATATCAATGGAGTTTGGGAAGTTGTTAGAGCATCGGGCTCTACAGCAATTCAAGTTAGTAGACTGCCAGCCAACGGTACCGAAACAACATTTGGTCCTTTGAACGCAGCTTATGTAACAAACTACACTGCCAGTGACTATAATGTTATGGTATTAATTGACAACGTTATGCAAATTGGGGCAAAAGTTAACTATACAATAGTTAAAAGGCAGGCCGGAAGTTTTGTTTCAGTAAACTTCAGTCCATTTAGCTCATCAGGACCCGGTACATATACCAACGACGAATATTATATTCAATTTCCGTCTGCGGTGCCAGCACTTAGCGGTACTGGCGATCCAATTTATGTAACTGTGTTCTACGGTTACGGAAACTAATTATGTCACAGTTGGGTCGAATAAGTGGTCCACTACTAGATGCAAACCTAAATAGACTAGGTGTTGATCTTACATTTCGCAATTACAGTTCCAGCGACGACTTATTATATCTTGATGTAAACAATAATAGAATTGGTGTTAACAAAACACCAGCAGCGCATCGTGCAGAAATTGACGGCACAACTCGTACCACAAATTTAATTGCTCCAACATCTGGCGATATTGCAACTATTACATTAAATGGAAATACATTTTCCACAGACATTGTAAGCAGTATTGTAATTCGTCCCAATCAAACAAGCCCATTGGTAACAATGGATCACATGATTGCAGGCGATTTGGATTTTAAAGATAATATAATTAAAAATCCTGCTGTTAACGGCGGCATACTTTTTGATCCTAGCGGAACAGGCATAACTGACATACAAAGTAGCGCAAGAGTCAATGGCGATCTAGCAGTAACTGGTAATTTTCGTATAGACGGTGATCTTCAAAAAAACGGAAATATTATTGTAGGCGATACAATATACGACACCGTTACTGTAGTTCCTGATTTTACGCAGAGTTTAATTCCAGGAGCAGATTTAACATACGATCTAGGCAGAGAGCTTGGAGATTCTACTACGGGCCGTTGGCGCAGAGTCTATGCGCCTAGTAATTCAGACATCGGTAATTTAGTATACAACGACATCACAGTAGGCAATCAATTAACTATTGAAAGCAGTGCTCCGTCAATTAGTACTCCGTTGTCAAACGACAGTATAAGATTAAATTCTTCAACGGGAATTATCGACATTGAGCGAATTAGATTTATTGGCGATACTATCACTAACCTAGATCCTACTGCATTTACTTTAGAATCTACAGGAATTGGTTATACTCGATTTGTTGGTGACAATGCTATCGTAATACCGGCTGGCACTAGCGGACAACGATCTGCAAGTCCAGAAGTTGGTGAAACAAGATGGAACACTGATAATCCAGTAAATCAATATTTGGAATGTTTTGACGGCACTATATGGAGTGTTGCAACAGGAGCTGGCGGAACAGTTACTCAACAAGGCATGGAAGATTTGAGTAACATATACATCCTTGTACTAGGCTAAATTCTTCTTTGAGCTAAATAATAATACCGCGGTGTCCAACTGTGGTCTATTACTGTGGTAAACCAGCAAAGAGCGCAAGCTGAGAATTTGGTTAACCGTGAAACACGGGGTACAAAGGAGAGCTATGGCTATTGGACGTATTTCAGGGCCGCTCTTAAAGGCAAATTTAAACCGTGAAGGTGTAAATTTAGCGTTTGAGACCGACCTTCTCTATCTTGATGTTAACAACTCTCGCATAGGTGTTAAGACTGCGTCTCCTCAATACGACCTAGATGTCAACGGTACCACAAGAACTACTAATCTTATAGTAGATACACAAGCAGATATTGCGCAGTTTACCATTAGCGGTAATACAATTTCTAGCTCTAATAACACAATTAATTTCATTCCAACAGGCGGCACAGCCACAGTGTATCAAGCACGCCTGCAAGTTAATGATTTTGAAATTCAAGGTAATACAATTTCTACAATTGTATCGAATTCAAACATTGAATTAAGACCAAACGGCATTGGTATAGTAGACATTTATTCCAATGCCACAGTCAACGGCAATTTAACAGTAACTGGAAATACCAATGTTACTGGTAATGTTACCATCGGCGGCAATATCACAATAGGCGATGCGTTAACCGATAGCATCACAATTAACGCCAGCATTAACAGCGATTTAATACCGCAAACAGACAACACATACGACTTAGGAAGCTCTGGCTTCCGTTGGAGAACTGTCTACGCACAGAACTTCTTCACAGATATGCTGAGTTTGGATTCTTTAGACATTGGAAATTTGCAGTTTAGAGATAACGAAATTACCACTACTACCGGAATGAATTTGTCAATTTTTGGCAACGGAACAGGTGGCGTTGAGCTGGGTAATTTTAGATTTAGAGATAATACAATAACAAACATTGCTAATAATGCAATCAGTCAAATACTGTCAACTGGCACAGGCTATTTTAAAATTGCCGGTACCAACGGTGTTGTATTACCTCGAGGCAGCAACGGAACACGCCCAACAGCTTATGCAGTAGTTGGTATGACTAGATATAATACCGACTCTAGGGCACTAGAAGTTTGGGACGGCTTTAGTTGGGCAAGTCCTGCAGGTAGCTCAGGATCAGTAACTGGTACCCAAGCCGAAGACACATCGATAGCATTTGCTCTCACATTAGGATAATAACATGCCAACAGTTTTTAAACATGCAGTTAACACAAGTATAGGAACAGATCCAGTCGACGTACTGCAAATTCCGGCTGGCGTTAGAGCAACGGTAATTGGCTGTAACATTGCCAATGTTACAGACTACGACACTGTGACAGTTAATGTTTTTGTTGTAGACGAAAATTCAACGCAGGCTTATTATGTAAAAGGATTACCTATACCACCTAATACCAGCGTTAAAGTTATTACTAACGGAGAGAAACTGATTTTACCAGAAACATCGGGTATTAGAGTAGTTAGTGATGTTGAAGACAGTATTGATACAACAATTAGTTATGTAGAGATTTCTTAAGGAACAAGATCATGGCACAGAGCAATTATTATTTGGGTAGAGACCCCGTAGAAATTCTAGGCGATAGTCCTAGATATTGGTATGCCTTGAGAAGAAATCAAGACGGCGAACTGTTTATTGTTCGCAGCGATCAAGTATCTGATAAAGAAGCCTACAGTATTAACATTCCCGGTCCTATCGGAGAAAATTTTGAAGATTTCGAACCAGGCGTAGACTATTTTGATGGCACCACAGAAGATCACGAACCAGAATACGAAAATATGTATTATACCCAATATCGTTGGGATGATCGAAGCATATTTTATTATATAGATAGTCAAGGAATGCTGGTACAAAGAATTAATCAAGGGTATACATATCCCACAGGCATTTCAACTTAATTAAGCAGAGAACAAAATGGCAGAATTTAAGATCAGTAGATTTAGATATACTTGGCGAGACGAGTGGGCCGCAGATTCGTCTACATACAACAAAGACGATGTAGTCCTGTATCAGGGTAAAGCATGGGTTTGTATTAGACAACACACCGCTTCTACATTTTATCAAGATCAAGCATATATTCCTCCCGGTGAAACACTAGCAAGCCCAGCTTGGGTAAAAATGACCGATGGTCGAAAATATCTAGGCGCTTGGTCTCCTAATCAAATATACGATGCAGGTGTACTAGTCAATGTAGGCGCAAACATATACCTGTGTATTACTAGCCATACTGCTGGAGCTAACTTTAGCAACACCATTGTAAATTGGGAAATTTTTGCTACAGGTTCTAAATTTAGAAGTGCTTGGACTGCCTCAACAAGATTTAGAATTGGTGATGTTGTAGTATATGGAGGAAATACCTATCAGTGTATTCTAGAACACGATTCTGCAGCAAGTGCATCTGGAATCATAACAGGCAATAGCGATACTGTAAACGACAGTACACTAGAAACCTGGACATACCTGCTAGAAAACGATAAGTTTATCCATACATTCACATTCGGAACTAGATATAGATTAAATGAATTAGTCAAGTATGGGGGAAGTATTCTACGGTGTATACAGGAACATACTGCTGCTTCTGGTTCTGGTGCAACCATTGATAACACAAAATTTGAAACCTACCTAGCAGGATATAATTTTGTAGGTGATCACAATCCCACAACAGCTTATGCTATCGGTGATGTTGTTCGATACGGCGGATTTATCTACAGAAGTTTATCAAATCAGGCTTCCGCTACTCCAGGCTTCTCAGATTCGTATCCTCAAGGTAATCCTAATTGGCTTAAAATTGCAGAAGCAACTAATTATCTTGGAGTATACGATCCTGTAGGTAATTATAAAAACGGCGATATAGTGCAAAAAGGCGGCAGTATATGGAAGTGTATAACTGACGTTGAGCCGGACGGCAGCACATTGATGTATCTAGATACATCAAATTGGGAACTGGTAATATCTGCAGATGCATTTAGAGGCCGTTGGGCAACCACAACAAACTACAATGTTGGTGATATTGTTTACTATAAAGGCAGCACCTACAAAGCCATGATTGCTCATATTGCTACTCCTATAGATTTTCCTGGAGATAACGGCAGTGTAACAGGCATGTGGGAACTGCTAGTTCAGGGCAGTGATGAAGCGGGGCTGATACAGTTCGGTGACATGTTGGTCTACGATCAAAGTAGACTACCAGCGGACGATCAAAGCTCTCTAGGCCCCGCTCGAATTCCAATCGGAACTCCTGATCAACTGCTTACAGTTTCTGATAATCTAGGATCAGTAGACTGGGAACCTTGGGGAGATTTTTCAAGAATATTTTTTGTAAGAACAACTGGTGTAGATGATGACACTGATCCTCAAAGAGGAATCAACTATTTTAAGCCTTACAGAACTCTGAGATTTGCCTTGTCAAAAGCCGACGACAACTATAGTGGGTTTACCACAATCAGTGTGTCGACGGGCGACTATTACGAAATATTGCCTTTGATTGTACCAGCTAGAACCACAGTGTCTGGCGAAGAGTTAAGATCTACAGCTATCATAGCCAGTTTACCTAATCCTAATATGGACGGTGATGCGTTTTATACAATTGCAGCAATCCAGAGATTAAGCTCAATTATAGTCGATTTAATCACTGGCAGTCGCATCACCCGATCAACAGGAAATACACTAACTCAAAGCATAGTTCCTACAGGCAACAATGCATCAGCAACATTGGTTCAGGGATTACTTGCTAATATCGTAGAAACTATAAATTATCGAGTTAACGATTCTGGTTCAAATCCTGTGGTATCGGGAACTAATACACTTACAACAGACAGTGTAAGATTACAAACAGTAATAAATTTAGAAAATAACAAAGACTTTCTTGCACAAGAAGCTGTGTCGTATATTCGTCAATCTTATCCTGATTACAATTTCAACAGTGATCTATGCAAACGAGATATAAAAGAATTTATCAAAGCTATTCAGTATGATCTTCGATACCCCGGAAATTACAAAACACTGTTAGCTGCTAGATATTATTCAAATGCAGTTACAGGATCAGCATTAGACGACATGTTCTATTTTAGAGATGCTAGTGGAATGAAAAACTGCACTCTTAAAGGACTAGCAGGTACACTACCCGCAAGAACAATAGGACAAAACTATCAATTGCCTACAGGAGGATCTTTTGTTAGTCTAGATCCCGGATGGGGACCTGCAGATAACAGAACTTGGATCACCACTCGATCACCATATATTCAAAACGTTACAACTTTTGGAACTGGCGCAATTGGCCAAAAAGTAGACGGTGCATTACACGATGGCGGCAATAGGTCTATAGTTAGCAATGACTTCACTCAGGTAATATCAGATGGTATTGGTGCATGGATGTTAAACGGAGGCCGCGGCGAATTAGTATCGGTATTCTCTTATTACGCACACATAGGTATGTTTGCTACCAACGGCGGTATTATCAGAGCTACCAACGGTAACAGTTCTTACGGTGATTTTGGAGCAGTAGCAGACGGTATTGACAATACCGAAGTTGTTCGATATGGTAACCTCAACACAAGAACCACACAGGCTACTGTAGCCGCAGCATTTGCAGGCGAACTTAATGACTTTATTTTTGGATTAGAGTTTGCCAATGCTGGACAAGAATATACCACAGCAAGTTATTCATTGGTCAGTTCGGGTACCGGTGCCGTAGCAGTACAAGAAGAATTTAGAGACAACGGGGTTTTTGAGGTACAAGTATTATCCAGGGGCTTGGGATTTGTTCAAGCAGGTAATCAAGCCTCAACAGGAACTACGACAACAATATCTCTAGGAGCAACGGACAACAGTACCGAAGCTGAAATTTTAGGAATGAGGGTGATATTGACCAGCGGTCCTGGTACAGGACAATACGGTTATGTTACTTCTTACAATATTGTTACTAGAATATGTACAGTTTACAGAGAAAGCGATGATCAACCTGGATGGGATCATGTGTTACCTGGAACTCCAAGTGCTACCCTATTAACTTCTGGAACCACATATAGATTTGAGCCAAGACCAATTTTTACTGATCCCGGATTTACAGCAACCAGTGTGACTCTTCCTAGTGCTGGAAATTATTCAAACATAGTCTACGGAGAAACCAGCAATGTCTATACTGGATTAACCGGAGGCTCTGGAACTGGGTCAGTAGACGGCACCGACGGGCTAGTACCAGTTACCGCAGTATGGACTGTGACTAAAACAGGAAGAACTTATTCCGTGGCGCTGACTAATCCCGGTGCAGGATATCAAGTTGGTGACACAATAGTGATATCAGGAGCAAATCTTGGCGGTCTAGACATTGAACACAACCTTAGAATCACAATAACAGCTACTACTGAAGACAGTACAAATTCTATAGTTCTTTATGAAATCACAGGCAGTGCTGTTGCTGACAGTGGAAAATTTGTCATTACTCCCGCAAGTGGAGCAGTTGGAAGATATTCCGGTGACGGTGATACTTGGGGCACATTTACCTTACCTAGTGCAGGTAACTGGCGATGTGTAGCTGCCGGTAATAATAAATTTGTGGCAATTAAATATGGAACCAATGAAGCAGCATCAAGTATAGACGGTGTAGAATGGACTCTACAATCTATGCCTAGTGCTAGAAACTGGAACGGGGTAGCCTATGGTAAGCCTTCTACTTCAACTACAGGCATGTTTGTTGCTGTGGCAGGAAATCTTAATTCGGCTGCGTATTCTACCAACGGTACAACTTGGTCGGCATCAACTCTGCCAACATTCGGTGATTCTACTCTTAACGAGTGGGTGAGTGTTGCCTACGGAGCCAATGAATTTGTGGCCATTGCTAACACAGGAAATATTGCCGCTGTAGGTACATGGGATGGCACCACATTGACCTGGCAAGGTACCATCATGGATGCCATTGCAGACTCATCTCAGAAAGACTGGGTATCTGTGGCCTACGGTAATCGTAGATTTGTTGCCATTAGCTCTACTGGTGATGTTGCCTACAGTTTTGACGGTATTGATTGGCTAGGAGCAACTATGCCAACTCAAGACGGTTCCACTATACATAACTGGAAACAGATCAAATACGGTCAAGGAGTGTTCTTTGCAGTAGGAGATACTGGATCTAGAACAGTAGGAGATGACCCTACAACAGGACCAACAACATTTGTTGCAACATCATATGACGGTATTGTTTGGACATCACGAACTCTTGCAACTTCCGAAGTATGGGGTTCAGTGGCATTTGGAAATCCAGATGTAACACTCGGCGATAGTACAGTTACTAACAGTAAAGGAATGTGGATTACTGTGGTAGATGGCAACGGTGCAGCAAGTGCTAATATTAACAAAATTTTCACAGGTGCAAGAGCATTAGGTAGGCTGGTAGTAGAAGGTAGAGGAGTAAGCTCAGTAAAATTATGGGAGCCTGGTTCAGGCTATTTGACTTTGCCTACACTGGCAGTAGTTGACCCAAACAATGAACTAGATCCAACTTTTAGAATAAGAAGCGCCGACGGTGTCTTAGCACAGCCAACATTTATTAGTAAAGGATCGGCATACAAGACCAGCAAAACCACAGTTACAGTTATTGGTGACGGTTTTGCGGATGTTACTCCGGTAGGGAGATATGTCACAGTAGATAATTTAACATTGATGCCTGGTCCCGGAGCTCAATTCTACATCGGTGGTAGAACTGATTATTTTACCGCAGTGATAGTTGGCATAGACAAACAAGAATTAGAAGACGGAACCATAAGATCTACCTTCCAACTAAATCCAAATCCAACATTGGCCGACTTTTTTGAACATGATATGGAAGTGGTTATTAGAGAAAAATACAGCCAGGTACGAATTACCGGACACGATTTTCTAGATGTAGGCACAGGAAATATTATAGAAACTAACTATCCTGTGATATATCAAGAATACGAGTATACTCCTTTGCCATTACAAGAAGTAGTGAGTTACAATGGCGGTCGAGTATTTTATACTTCAACAGATCAAGACGGTAACTTCCGAGTTGGTAACTTGTTTGCAGTTGAACAGGCCACGGGTGTTATTACAATTAGTGCTGAATTCTTTGATCTCAAAGGATTGACCGAACTAAGGCTTGGAGGTATCAGGGTTGGATCAACAGCAGTAATTAGAGAATTCTCTAAGGATCCGTTGTTCGTACAAAATTCCAACAATATTATCCCAACTCAACGAGCGATAGTTTCATATCTAGCGTCGAGGTTGAACATTGGTGGTGAAGATTTGCTAACTCCATCAGTAACAGCTGGTTTAATTAGACTAGGACCATCTAGCATATCAAACACTGCTGGAGTAACTATAGATGTTCCAATAATGGTAGATTTCTATGGGCAAAACAGTAGAATATCTGGAAGTATCATTGCACAAACAATGTTCTTCAATAGCTTTAAAGACGATTGATTTTTTAATAAATATTACGAAGCGGAGTTTATAATGGCAGAATTTAAATTAGGAAGAATTAGATTTGTTTGGAAGAGCGAGTGGACAACCGCTACGACCTATTACAAAGACGATGTTGTTAGATTTGGTGGAAAGACTTATGTCTGCCAGGTTGGTCACACTTCCGCAACAGATTTTAATACAGACCTCGACATTAGTCCTACCAAGTGGAATTTAATGAGCGACGGACAGCGTTGGAGAGATACTTGGTCTGTAAGCACCGCCTATCAAGAAGGCGATCTAGTAAAATACGGCGGAACGATCTATGTCTGTGTGGATGCACATACTTCTGCTGCAACAACTACCTTGGGTCTAGAAAACAATTCAGCAGACTGGAATTTGTTTATTGAAGGCATAGAAAATCGAGGTGACTGGGCAGTATCAACACGATACAAACTCAACGACATTGTAAGATACGGAGCCATAAGTTATATTTGTGTAACAGCACATACTTCCGCTGCCGACATCACCTCGGGCTTAGAAACCAACATTGCAAATTGGCAGGTATTTTCTCAAGGACTAGAAAGCAAAGGTGACTGGGTAACTGGTACTAGATACAAATTAAATGATGTTGTAAAACAAGGAGCAAGTCTCTGGTTGTGCAATACCTATCACACTGCCGCTGCTTTGTTTATAACAGACCTAGCAAATTGGACACAGTTGGTAGAAGGATTTGAATTTGAGTCAACTTGGAATTCTGGCACAACCTATCAATCAGGTGACGTTGTTCGATACGGCGGAAACTCTTATGTTGCTAAAACAGTACACACCGGGTCAAATCCAGTTACCGGTACAGACAACTGGGATTTGTTTGCTGAAAACTTAAAATATCAATCAAACTGGAGCAGTTCAACTTCTTATCGTGTCGGCGAAGTTGTCAAACTCAATGCAAACACCTACTTGGCCACAGCTGATTCTTCATCATACGCCGTTGTTGTAACTGGAACTACTGGAACTGGAACAAATACTCTAACAACTTCTACAAGCACTACCGGACTTGTTGTAGGAATGACCATTAGATTTACTTCTGGTACATTTGGCGGAGTATTACAAGATGCTAGATATTATGTAAAAGAAATTGTTGGACCAAATGAAATTAGAATTAGTATATCTGCAGGTGGTGCAAACTTTGCACTGACTACAGCAACTGGTACAATGGCAGCAACTGCTTCAGTAGAACCTCCAAATACATCTTACTGGAGTCTTTTGAGTTCCGGTATCTACTGGAGAAGTTCTTGGACAGACGACACCGAATACTATGCCGGTGATGTTGTAAATTATGGCGCCAATACTTACTATTGTATTTTGGCTCACAGGTCCGAAGGCGACGACGGATCTACAATCGGCACACAAGGTGGCGGCAATGCACTAAGTAGACCAGATGTTGATATCACTGGTACTTACTGGAATGTGATGACTGTGGGCAGTGAAACTTCAGTACTAACTACAACAGGCGATATTGTATACTACGGTGGTGCAGGCCCAACAAGATTGCCTGTAGGCACAGAAGGTCAAGTCCTTCGTGTAAGTGCTCTAAACACTCCTGAGTGGGTGACATGGGGTCAAACAGATCATGTTTACTATGTTTCACCGGACGGAGAAGATAGAGCGTATCCTGATTGTGGAGCCAGCCTAGACAAACCTTGGAAAACTATTCGATATGCCTGCGAACAGGTAGAAAAAGGTCCAAGAAATCCTAAAGCTCAACATCTTCTAGAATTAAATCGTGCATTCATGCAGAAAGAAATCACAGCATGGATTAGAACACAAGTTGCCGCAGCAACAGTCGGTCAACTTTGGTATAATTTTGATTACGATGAATACAAGTGCGAACGAGATGTTGGATTTATCATTGACAGATTGATTTGGGACCTTGGCCATGGCGGAAATTTAAAAACTCGAGCCGCTGCTTTTAGTTTACTAGGAGCATTTGGTGAAGCTGGAGAATTCTCAGCACCAGAAGAAAGCGAAACATATGTAACCCTGGCTGCAGAAGCAGACGAAGGTGTTGCAGCCTACGAACAATTGAAATTATTAGTAGCAGATGTGTTGGCCAACGAAGTGCCAACTACCTTATACCAAACATTAGCCGCAGACTCTACAGCTATAGTTGCCCAGTACATTAACACTGACTATGTAGCTGAAACTGGTATCACTACCACTGCTAATAGTCTTATTGATATTGTTATAACCGCACTTACAGATCAAGTCACAACTAATCTTCCAGCAAGACGTGTGCCTAATAACACAATCAATATTAAAACAGGCCAGTATAGAGAAACACTTCCTATCATTGTGCCTGCAGAAACTGCACTAGTAGGTGACGAAAAGCGTTCAGTAAACGCCGGCCCAGCAGGTAGCTTAACTAGTCGAGATGATGCCAAGTACAGTATTGGCGCATTGACTAGACTGGAAACTGTAGTTGGACAGATCATATTAGGATCAAATGTAACCGAGTCAACCGGTAACACTGCTACTCAAAGTGCTCTGGTACCATTTGCTAGCTCTGTAGAAGAACTAGATATCAAGCGTTTGGTAAGAACTATTCAGCATCAGATCGATTTTAAAATTGGCACAAATATATTAGAAACTGTAACTAATCCTACAGGCTATAATGTAGGATTCCTATCAGGTTTTGGTGACGCTCGTACTTTACTAAAAGAAAACAAAGAATTTCTAAAAGATGAAATTACAGCGTTCATTGCAGCAAACTATCCGGCAGTAAAATACAGCAAAACTAAATGTCGTAGAGACATTGGATTTATAGTAGATGCAGTATGCTATGATATAACCTACGGCGGAAGTTATCAAACACTGACTGCTGGTTTGGCCTATTTCGATGGTAATGCCAGCACCGACTTACAGATTGACAGCTCAGAAATAGCTGCTACCGCTGCTAGTTACAGTCGTTTGAAAACAGTAATGCAACAGATTATTGCTAACACCACTGTAACTAGATCTACAGGAAATGCAGCTACTCAGTGGACCGACAGCACTAACTTACCCGGCGGCGCTAGTGCAAACGCCACAGTTGGCAATCTTATAGATATTATTATTAACATTATACAAGGAGATTCAACAGCAAGTTTAACTCCACAGATTAATATTACACAGATTGCAGGTACAAATACATTTACATCTAACAGTCACGGACTGCTAGTTGGTGATGCAGTTATTCCAAGAACCACAGCCAACGGGTTAACTGCTGGTGTAAAATATTGGGTAGTAGGGACAGTTAACACAAACACTTTCCAACTTGCAGCCACATATGGCGGAAGTGTGTTGGCTACATTTACCAACGGCTCGGGGTTAGATTTAGATTTTGAAATCATAGACTATCCTACAGCTACAGATGCAGTTACATCAACCACAGCACTCATAGCTGCCGCAGTGACTTTAGATGCAGCTCAGGAAACCATTGTGACAAATGCCACAAGTTTTATTTCCTCAACTTATCCAACATTGGTCTATAACAGTGCAAAATGCCAACGAGATGTAAGATTGATTCTTGAAGCTGTGATGTTTGACTTCATGTTTAACAGCAACAGTCTAACTCGTACCGCAGCATATTCATATCTAAGAAGCACAGCCAGCGATGTATTCAGTTTGAATCAAAAGACAGCTACTCGTGCAGCATTTAGTTATGTGGCTACTCAAGCAGCAGCCAATGTAGGCGGTAATGCCACAGCACAAGCTAGAATTTCTACACTAATGACCATGTTAGACGACATTGTCTACGGTGCAACTAACAACGGTTCTATTTGTCAGACAAGTATTAGAACAGCTGATTATGCTAGACTACAACTAGAGCGCAATAGAGCGTATATTGTGGCCGAAATTAATGCTTATATCGGCTCAACTTATACTACAACTGTGTCATCAGCTAACTCAGCCACTGATATATTGACCTGTACAGATACCAGCTGGATGCAGAGAAATGCCGCAATAAGATTCAGCGGTGCCGCAGTAGACGGTAATCCAAACATTAACTCTACAACCACATATTACATTCAAAATGTCATAAGTGCTACTGAATTTAGAATTTCTGCAACACGAAATTCTATGGCAACTATAAATTTCACTGTTAATATTTCAAGCAATTTTACAGTGAGCCTATATTACAACAGTGCCTCATGCCTAAGAGATGTAAACAGATACATCGATGCACTAAAATTTGATTTGCAATATCCTGGAAACTATGAGTCTAGAATGGCTGCAAGATATTATGCCAATGCAGTTACAGGCAGTCTAGAAGAAGACATGTATTACCTACGCAACGGTACTGGTATTAGAAATCAAACGCTACAAGGGCTTACAGGTGATCTTCTTGCTCCGAACGAATATGGTACTTCTCGTGTAAGTGCTGGAGCCTACTGTTCACTGGATCCAGGTTGGGGACCAGATGACTTCCGCACATGGATCATTGCTCGTTCGCCTTATATACAAAACGTTGCTACATTTGGTACAGCGGCTGTGGGTCAAAAGATTGACGGTGCTCTACACAATGGTGGTAACGACTCAATCGTTTCCAACGACTTTACACAAATTATCAGCGACGGTATTGGTGCTTGGGTAACCAACAATGGTCGTGCTGAACTTGTTTCAGTATTCTCGTATTATGCGCACATTGGCTATCTTGCAGAAGCTGGTGGCCGTATTCGTGGCACCAACGGTAATAACTCATACGGTGACTTTGGTTCTGTAGCAGAAGGGTTTGATGTAAGAGAAACCCCAATTACCTGTAAAATAAACAACAAGGCCTTCCTTGCCGGAGTTGGAACTGTTTTAACCAACGGAACTGAAACAGTTTTACAGTTTGAATACGACAATGCAGGTAATGACTATTCTGAAATAGTTTGGAGTATAACAGGTTCGGGCACAAATGCTTCAGTAGAACAAGACGACTTCCGTGATGGAGCAGTCTTTAATGTTAGAATGGTAGACAATACTGAAGACAGTGCATTGGCTCCCGAAGTGGACGGAAACTTTGGCGGAACCAACTATCTTTCGAACGCTAACACAGCACAGGGCGGAACTACCACACAGTTGACACTGGCTGCGGTTGATGATGAAATTACCGGTGCCTATGTTGGAATGAAGTTGTTGGTTACTGCGGGAACAGGTGCCGGACAAGTTGGTATTGTGTCTGCATACACTGCTACAACAAAGGTAGCCACAGTGACTAAAGAAAGCACAGGCGCAGCTGGTTGGGATCATGTAGTGCCAGGAACACCAATTGTTGCTCCTGATGCTAGCTCAACTTATATTGTTGAACCTAGAATTGCATTTACATCACCAACTTATGCTAGCACAGCTAGAACATTGGCTTCTGCGCAGACATACACTGATGCAATTTATGCACCAACAATCGGAATATACTCGCCTATATCGGGTACTTCTAGTGGTGCAGGAACTGGTGCTACATTCACTGTGGTTAGAAAAGGTATAAAGTATCGATCAGTTAATATTGTTGCCGCAGGCTCAAATTATGCTAGATTAGACACTGTTACCCTACTAGGTACATCGCTAGGCGGTACAAGCACAAACAACATCACAATAACCATTACAGCAGTTAGTAATTCCGGAGCAATTACTGATTTTGAATTTACCGGATTCGGAACTGGTGGAAACTTTGTTGCAATAGCCGGCGGCAGTCGAGATGTAAACTACAGCGCAAACGGAACATCTTGGTCATCGGCAGCTACAGCATTACCTAGCACTTCGAATTGGGTTTCCATGTCCAACGGTAAACTTACTGTAATTGAAAGTGCGGGTGCATTCATAGTAGGTAGAGGATATATTATTACTTCTCTAGGAACTACACCTTTTACCAGCATCGGCGCAGCAGCCAACTTGGTTGGCGTATACTTTGTGGCTACAGGAGCGGGTACAGGATCTGGAACAGCAACTCCAGTAGCTAATCATTTAGTGGCTGTGAGTTCTAGCACCACAGTAAATGCATACAGCACAGACGGTGGCCTAACTTGGACCAGTGGCGGAGCACTACCAGTAGGCATGAGTGGAGCCACTGTGAGTGTTGCATTCGGATATACCTCAGCAGCTAGCGGAAGATGGGTAGCAATAAGTTCAACTGGTGCTAGTTGCTATAGCGTCAATGGCGGTGTAAGTTGGGTATCAGGCGGTGCATTGCCAGCAGCAACATATAGTTGTATGACCTACGGTCAGGGAAAGTGGATAGCAATATCCACTGGAGATACTATAAATGCACATAGCACAGATGGCGGATTAACCTGGACTGCTGGAACTGGATTACCAACATCAACAACTTGGACCAGTATCGCCTACGGTGCAAATAAATTTGTTGCAGTATCTAGCAACGGTGCTGTAGATCCTGCTTATTCTGTAGACGGCGGCCTAAATTGGTACAACACTGGTGAAACAGGATATCTAGGCACAGGAACTGTTACAGATGTTAGATACGGACAGGGTGTATTTGTTGTAACAACATCCAGCAGCAACAACATGGCAAGTTCAGAAGACGGAATCAACTGGACCACAAGAGCTATCACCCGTGCTTCAGGAACTGGTGCGCTTATTGCTGTAAATGGTAATCCAAATCAAAGCAGCATCTGGGCAATTATTCCAAGTGCAAGTACAACAGCAGCATCTAGTGCTGTGTTAGGCGCCACTGCTAAAGCTAGAGCGTTTATTGTAGACACCAAGCTGATTGCAGTAAGAGTTACAGATCCAGGTTCTTCATATAGTGCAGCACCAACAATGACTGTTACAGACCCTAACAATTTGTTTGAAGCTCCGTTTGTTGTGAGAATTGGCAACGGTGTAGTAGCTCAACCAAGTTTTAGAAATCGTGGTCAAGACTATGATGCAGCAACAGCAGAACAAGACACAGGTGATGGATACGCAGATAACTTCCAATACGGAAATTACATTGCGGTTAATCGATTAACTGGATCGCCATCAACTGGTTCTAACGTGGTTATTGCTGGTATACCAGATATCACATTCAAATTGGTAAATGTTCTTTCATTAGCAGGAGCATACGATGGCGGTAAATCAGCGTTCTTCCAAGTCAGTCCGGAAGTAAGCCTGTTAAATTCACCTCCAGATTCTGCGGCAATAACCACAAGAATTCGATACAGTCAGGTTCGACTAACTGGACACGATTTCTTAGATATTGGTACAGGCAGCTTTACAGAAACCAATTATCCTGGAATACCAACACAGCCAGCTATACAAGCCAACGAAACAGCAGACCTTAACGGTGGTCGTGTGTTCTATACATCAACTGACCAGGACGGTAACTTCCGAGTTGGTGAACTGTTTACTATTGAACAGTCAACTGGTGTTGCGACACTAAATGCAGATGCATTTAACATTGCAGGCCTATCAGAACTATCCTTGGGTAATATTACCCTAGGCGGTAACTCAGCAACAATTACGGAGTTTTCAACAGATCCTTTCTTATCAGCTAACAGCGACAGTGTTGTACCTACACAAAGGGCAATTAAGTCTTACATTAGTTCACAGATTGGTGGCGGTGGTGCCAGTTTGAATGTAAATAGCGTTGTGGCAGGATTTATACAGATTTCGAATACTCGAATCACAACAACCACAGGGCAGACAATTCAAATGGATGCCAGCTTTAACTTCACAGGCGGAGTTAGAGGTTATCCAATAGCTTGGAATTATTACTTTACTTAATTAACGGAGATTTTTATGGCAACAGGAAGATTAGGAGCATTTGACATTACGGCTACTACAAATACCACAGTATATACTTGCCCAGCAAGTACATTTTCAGTGGTAACAGTCAGTCTGTGTAACAGAAATGCAAGTTCAACAAGAACCGTCAGGATTGCAGTGGCTAGTAGCAGCACTCCTACGGCGGGAGAATATATAGAATATGATGCATCACTATTGGCCAACGGCGTTCTAGAGCGTACCGGCATAGTAGTTGATGCAGGAAAATTAATAGTTGTATATGCCAGCGCAGTGGATATTAGCTGTGTAGTAATGGGCATTGAGACTTCAACAGCATAAGGAAGAATATAAAATGGGAAGAAGAGTCAGCAACGGGGTAGTTGGAGCGGCCGGATCAATCGGCCAACTAAGTATTGTGGGCAACACACTGACCACGACCCAGGATAATACAAACTTGATCATTGATCCACAGGGCACGGGCGTTACACAGTTTGTGGGAAATCTACAGGCTAACGGTAATGCCACAACAGGTGGTGAAATACGACTAATGGATGCAGACAGCAGCAATTATGTTGCTCTAAGGTCCGTAGCCACTATTGCTACCAATAGAACTTTGATGTTTCCAGATAGCACGGGAACTGACGGACAGGTGTTGACCACAAACGGTGCAAATCCGGCTACAATCTCTTGGACTACTCCAGCCGCGGCAGGTGTTGCTCTTTCAGACAGCTCGGGTGCATCTCCTCTTAGACTGTATCACGGAGCTGGTACATCGGGCCAATTAACTAGTGCGAACAGCAACAGCGCACTAGCATTTATTCCTAGTACTGGAGCATTGGGATCAACGATTGGTCAATTTCCTACACTACAAGGCGGCACAGGAACCAGCGGAACATTGACCATACTGTCAACTACTTCCGGTACCAAGGCTACAGCCGGTATATTGATGACTGAAAGCATTGCATCAACAACAACTGCTACAGGTACCCTGGTAATCACAGGCGGACTAGGAGTTGGCGGCAGAATTAATGCACTTGATTATTCAGGAACAATTGGAGCCAACTCAAGATCAACTGCACTATTCACAACATTGGGTGCTAACAGCACCGTGAGTTTGACAGCAGGTACAGCGTCAACCAGTACCGGTTCAGGAACACTACAGGTCACAGGCGGTGTCGGAGTCACAGGACAGGTAACAGCAACCACAGTGGTTGAAACATCTAGTATTGCATTTAAAGAAAATGTCAATCCTATTGAGGATGCATTGAATAAAATTTTACAACTAGTTGGCGTAACTTATGACCGTAAAGATGGTTCTAAGATCAACGAAGCAGGACTGATTGCTGAAGAAGTTAATAGAGTATTGCCTAATATAGTAACCAAAGATGAACAAGGCAATGCTTATGGTCTTCAATATACCAAATTGGTGGCCTATTTGATTGAGTCTGTCAAAACGCTAAATACTAGGATTGAACAATTAGAGACAAAATAATATGGCAACCTTACTGAACACTAGATTAACTGATCAAACATTGACTTTGCCATCAGGAACAACAGCTGAGCGACCAGCAAATCCTGCACCGGGCAGTATGAGATTTAACACAACCTTGGGCGTTGCTGAAGTTTATGACTACGGCAGCTGGAGAGATCTTGCCAATGGCGCAGAATCAGCTGGAGTAAGTGGATCTGGTGCCAGCGTAATCATGTATCTTCCATTGTTTGGAAACACCGGAGCAAATGCTGATATCACTGATCAGATCAGTGGAACAGTTGGTACATTGTCTAATACAACTACTAGAAATTATGACCAGGGCGGATATCCTGGTCTCCGAGTACAAGGCGGCGGGTGCTTAGACATTCGCCCTCCGCAGTTTGAAACTGCACAAACCACACTCAACGGTAGAAAATACTGGACCGTAGAATGGTGGTTATGGAACTTTGGAGACAGCCCAAGTGGAGTTAACTCAACTATGTTGGCAATGAATCAGTATACTCACGGTATATTATATCGAGGACAAGGAGCAAGTCTTAGTCATTATTGGAGGAACGAGGGCATTGCTTGGGGTAATGTGACTACAGGAGCCTGGTGTCATTATGCTATAGTAGGCTATGGTGCTACTATTAAAATTTTTAACAATGGTACACAAGTTGCAGATGTAATGAATTCAGTAGGCACCAGTCAATTTGCTGATCCTTACTATCAAGGAAATGTAGCAGGTCTTAGTATTGGAGCCAGTAGTCATACTGGCCGGCCTTCTGGTGAATACACTAATGGTGTATTTAGAAAATTTAGAGTTTCGTTGGGCGCAAGATATGCCTCGGCATTTACCCCAGCAGATGTTTATCCAATAACTTGAGAGAAATATGGCAACATTAAATGGAATCACATTCACCGGAACTGGAGCGTTAACGCTGCCCAGCGGTACAACGGCTCAACGCCCCACACAGGCCAGCACACTGGTCAGTTTCACCACAGTAGGCACAACCAGTTGGACTGCTCCGGCAGGAGTTTACAGTGTTGAAGTGCTAGTTGTAGCAGGTGGTGGCGGTGGCGGGCGACACTCGGGCGGTGGCGGTGGCGGTGGCGGTGTAATCTATCGTCCATCATTTCCAGTAACACCCGGAACTGCATATACTGTTACAGTAGGGGCAGGCGGCAACGGACCCCCAGTGGGCACATATCCTGGAGTTCCAGGCGGCACAGGTACTAATGGTGGGAATAGTGTTTTTGGATCTTTAACAGCCATTGGCGGTGGCGCTGGCGGTTGGTACGGAGGCGATGGGGCGGCAGGTGGCTCTGGTGGCGGTGCCACAGGGCATAGTCGTACTATTGGTGCTTCTAATGGTGCTGGTACAGCAGGACAGGGATTTGCAGGTGCTCCTAATAATCACGTTGCTGTAGGATATGTTGGCGGTGGTGGAGGTGGTGCTGGTGGTCCAGGAAAAGTTGGAATTCAACAAAATTTCAATAACACAGTTACTGCCCTTGCCGGTGGCAATCGCGACCTCACTCAATATATCAGTGGCGGTGATGGCGGCCCAGGAGTATGGTATTCTATAACTGGACAAGAACGTGCCTATGGTGGCGGTGGCGGAGGCAGTCCTCAATACGGCGATGCATATGCCGAGGGCGGCTGCGGTGGTTCAGGAGTAGGCGGTGATGGATCCCCTGGAATCTCTACTACGGAAGGTAGTCAATATGGCTATGACGGTTTAGCCAACACAGGTGGTGGCGGCGGTGGTAGTCACTACAATGCTCCAGCAAGTGCATCTGCTGGTAGGTCAGGCGCCGGTGGCTCTGGTGTAGTCTACCTAAGATATAACTCCAATAACACTACAGGATCAGTGGGCGGAGCAGCTAGACACAATGCAGCTAGAGGCGTAGAATATGTAACAGGTGACGGTCGTTGGACCAGTTATGTAATGCCGTTCTTGACTAGAACTATTATCACTAATGCTTATGTGCAGGGTGGATACAAAGATGCTGTAGCTTGGAGGAACACCAATCGAACAGTCTGTGCCACTGATACCACAACTGATCTTGGACTACAACAAGAAGCTTCACATAACTATCACAGTGGCGCTTGCAGTAAAAACTTGGCCTATGTATTTGGAGCCCCAGGCGCCCACGGTACGGCATCAAACTATATCATTGCCTTTAACATGAGAACTGAACAGACTTATACTTCAAGTGGCAGTAGATACATGGCCGTTGCCACTACAAACTGCGGTACAATGTTTAAAGAACACTACACTGCTTGGATCACGCAAATGGGATACGGAACAGGTGTTGAAGAATTCAACATGAATACCGAAACATTGGTAGGCACTATCACCGGAGCAGTGGCAAATACAGCCGGATGGGCTATGAGCCACGAAAATTATGGCATTGCTTACGGATCAAATGCCGATAGTCGTACTTTCCACTTTGCTACAAGAACAAGTGTAGCAAGACCGGGCACACATCCTAGCGCACACCATCAGCAGAAATCAGTGCAATCAAAATTGATCAACGCCTATGCTGGCAACGAAGGTGACTATGCTGGTGGTAATAATTTCCGTAGAACCAATTTTTATACAGACATAACAAGTGGTACCATTAGTAAGCCAATTGGCAACTGCGGAGAAGAAAATTTTACTATAGGACAAGACCATCAATATATGCTGGGCATGTACAACGGATTACAAAACAACATCAGTTGGAGATTTAACTACGCTTCAGAAACTGGATATACTGGTGGGTCCAGTTTAGAACCCAAAGGCCAAGCCGGAATGAGTTCTGCTGTTTGTGCTTGGAGAGATTAAAAAAATGGCAACCTTAAATAACACAACAATCAACGACACCGGATTTTTAACATTACCAGTAGACACCAACCCATCGGCAGGAGTTCAAGGCAGTTTAAGATATAATCCACGAGCTGGAAGATTAGAATACTATCATACTCGAGATGTAGCAAGATGGGAAAACCTAACTAACCCCTTTTTAACAAGATCTATCATAACTACAGGATACTTACACGGCGGTTATGCAGCCAGCACAGTGTGGAGTATTACCAATAGAGTTAGTTACATGACTGACACTACCATCACATTAGGTGACGGAACTCAGGAAGCTGCACACAATTATCAAAGTAATGCGTGGAACAGAACTAGAAACTTTACTTGGGGCGCAAGCGGTGGACATTGTGTAGCAGCCAATAACACCATATGTTTCAATATGAGAACCGAACAGTCTCAGACTTCCGGGTATACTAGAACATTCCCAGTCAGTCAAATCAGTGCTGGCACAGTACAACAAGAAGAATATTATGCATGGTGGCAGCACACTGGATATAGCGCAAACATATACGAATTTAATTTAACTACAGAAACTGGTTACACTGCCTATGCTACGGCAACCATAGGAAGTTATCTAACAGGAATCAACGCCGAGAACTACGGAGTTTTTTGGCAAGCAGGAGCAGCACAAACTTGGACATATGCTACGAGAACAGGTGCATCACGAGCTGGAACCCAACCTAGCGGTGACGGATATCAACATGCAATAGTTGCTAAACAAGGTTATGCCTATGCCGGCCGTGAAGGTAATCCAAGCACCAACTGGCGCAAAACCAATTTCTTTACCAATTCATCAGCAGATGGAATAGGGGCAAAGCCTTATTTTAGTGGCGAGGAAAACACGTTTAGCGGACAGGATTGGGGCTATTGCATTGGATTCTATCAAGGTGTTCACGTTAATACAGCATTTAAATTCATTTACCCAACAGAAACACAAAGCGGTACTACCTCTAGTCTAGAAGCCAAAGGAAAAGTTGGTAATAGTTCCGCAACGATGAGCTGGCGAGACTAACAGTCATAAATATATTTTTATAAAAAAGAGGAATTTATGCCAGATCGTATAATGGAATATCATTCAGATAGATTTAATAGTGAAATTAATTCTGACGTAAGTATGCTGTCAGATAGAGATAAAGAGTTAATTAAAAAATCACTGAATAAAGAGTGGACTAATCCTAAGTTCAAACTCAAGTGGTTTGTGGGAAACGCTCAAATTACTCCTTTTGCAAAATTTCGCCAATGGTTATTGGAAATCAAAACCAAAGAAGAAGCCATCGAAAATATGGAATACGAATTAGCAAAACATCAGGTAGAAATTGAGCGTTTTAAAAGACTAAGAGACGCATCTACAGATGATCTTGACAAAAGAATGGCTGAAATTGAAATGTGGAATCTTGAAAGATTGCACTATATGAGCAAGCGTAGAATTCAAGACTGGTACCTTGAGCGTCAACATTTGGTAGATTTACTTAAAGAATTTTTAGACAGCGATGAAGCCAAGTTAAAAGACGGCAGTGGTCGTACCTATATGGATATTATCGATACTGAAGAAGAAGACAAGTTAGAAGCTGAAATCTGGACCAATAGGTTGGCCAAACAGGCCGCTTGTGATTTGATTTTCTACGGTAGAATTAACAGTGGTAATATGGATGCTATTCTTACCATGAGTGCAGAACAGCAAGCAGAAACATTAGCGTTAGGTCTAAATTTTGCTACCCAGTTGCAACAGTATACCAATAATCTACAATTAAAAATAGACGAAAAGTTAAAATTATCAAGCTCGTCAAACAACTATGATTTAGTAACACCTGCACCGTTGATAGATACGACAGAAAATGTTCAATCCAAGTCTAACGGTTCTGTTCCGCCCGGAGGTCTTTTAGATGTATATAGTGTATGAGTCAATAGCACACACTGATCCAAGATTTGATCCAAGAATTAAAGAGATTGGAAAATTTTGGCATCACACAGTAGCATATATAGCTCCAGAAGACGAATCTTCTGTTATTACCGCTTGGCTTCACGGCGAACAAATTTCAGAAGATGTAGCCAAAGCCAATAAATTTGCCCATGCAAATTATGGAGAACTAACAGTTGTAAACAAGTTAGCAACTAACTATGAAGATATTATTAGTCCTACTAGCTATGGTAACAACGATTATAAAAAACAGATTTATTTTTTAACGCCACAAAATAAAACTGATTCAGTAACGTTTATTAAAATTGTTATGAAACAGTATGCCAATTCCAAGGCACCTGCGGATGTAGCAGCACAGCTAGTTGAAAAAATTGAAGCACTCGATGCCAACGATCTAGATGCAGCACAGTATTTTATGTATTGTTATTTTCCCTGGAGCATTGCAGCCACCGAAGGTCGTCCAAGAACAAGAGAATTTGAAGTACCCTGGTTACTATAACCACTATTAACTTAATTCGATCACGCTACGGATAATTAATATTAACCTTAGCGTGATTTTTTATGAGAAAAATTTTTAGCGTCCCACTTAACCCAAAACTAGCACCAAATCAATACATAGAGTTTTTTGAATTTTTAGAAGAATACAAAGACTTTATAAGAGATGTGTATTTTACATCTCGAATAGCTCCTTTCCATCAAGATGCAATGGGCGATATCTTCATGCTTCAAGAAGATTACGGTGTTGCTATTGATGCAGCATTGTATATTCAAGATAATCTAGGTATACCCATTAGTGCCACATTTAATAATATACAAGTTCCTCCTACTCAAAAAAATCTAGATATTTTTATCAAGAATTTTAAGCCGTTGTACGATAGGGGCATTCATAGTGCGACGATCCCACATACACATTGGATGGCCACAGGACAAATTAAAGCTGCCTTTCCTAAACTCTATGTAAAAAATACAATTTTAAGAGAAGTGCATACTGCTCAAGAAGTGGTTGATCTTGCAAAATACGGATTTGACTATATCAACCTAGATCGCGATCTCATGCGTTCTCGTTCTACTTTGTTAGAAATAAAAAAAGCCAAAGCATATATTAAAAAAGAATTTGGCAAAGACATCGCTATCAGCTTGCTGGCCAACGAAGGTTGCATAGGCGGATGTCCGATGATGACAGAGCATTTTCAATACAACAACACTCGTCAAGGCAATGACCCGCAGTACTTTAACGATCCAATAAGCCGTACCAGTTGTAAAAAATGGGATGTTGAAGATCCTAGTGTATTTTTAAAAACGGCAAATTTTACTCCATGGCGTGAAGACTGGGATGATTTTATTGACAACTTAGGCATTGACAGCATTAAAATGCACGGTCGTGAAGCTGTATCAAGACTTTACGAAACTATGGATGTTATAAAAAGATACGCTGCCAAGGAAGAGTTTTTGTTTCCTAGCTTTGATCAGTTTTTAAATGAAACCAATCTAGTAGAAAAACCTATTACAATATGGCGAGAAAAAATTAGAGATTGTAAATTTGAATGTTGGGATTGCAATTTCTGTGATAAGCTCTACGAAAAGAAAAGTGACATTGCTCATTCTGAATTAACTAGGCACGTGGTCGAAGCAATTTCTAGATCAGGAATACCAACTACTAGAGTAGACATTCCTGGTCTTACTAGTCCTAGAGTTCAAACACTGTTAAACAACTTGGCTCAAGGTGTTGACACCTATATGGAGATTGGTTCTGCATTAGGAGCTACATTCTGTGCCACTATAAAAGACAATCCGTTGACTGCTATTGCTATCGATAATTGGAAACAAAACATTCAACCCTCGACAAATAATATAGACGCACTTCCAGAAAATACTGTCCAGGCATTTATAGAAAATGTCAAAAAATACAAAGGCAACAGTGAGATCACGATTTATGATCGAGACATGTTTGCTGTTGATCTAAGCATACATTTAAATCAAATCAAACTTTGGTTCTATGATGGCCCGCATGACTCTGCAAGTGTTAAACAGGCAATAGAATTTTACCATCCATGCTTTGCAGAGGAAGCAGTATTGGTATTTGATGATGCAAATTGGCAAGGGGTAGTTGACGGTGCAACAGCCGGTATAAATGCAAGCCAATTAAAAGTGCATTTTGAAAAACTAATGCTCAACGAAGAAGAAGACCCAAATGGTTGGTGGAACGGACTATACATAGTTGTTATTTCAAAGAGGATTTCATGATACATAGAGTTAGAAAAATAATTGTATTAGGCGGTGGTACTAGTGGCTGGTTAACTGCGGCCTATCTAGTAAAAAATTTAAAAATTCCTACAGAGGTCGTACTGATAGAAGATGCATCAACGGGACCTATCGGAGTAGGTGAAGGAACACAGCCATTTACTGCACAATTTCTTTATGACTGCGGAATTACCCCAGAGATGTGGATGAAAGACAGCGATGCTAGTTTTAAACTAGGAGTTGAATTAATAGGATGGAATCAAGATCCTTACTTTGTAGATAATGACAGCTCGGATAATTGTGTAGTTGCTGAAAATTTGTATACTCCTGAATATTTTGTCAATAAGCCCTACGAAGAATTTAGCAAATGGCATCCAGCATACAACCTAGCCAAGGCAAATAAATCTCTAAAAATTAAAGATCATTTAGATTTAAATTTTCAAATGGGGCAACAGGGTTTTGGTGCTGTTCATTTCAATGCCTATAAGATTATAGATACTGTTAAAAAACTTATCGTCGATAAAATTACATACGTAGATACCAAAATTGAAAATATTGGAAAAGACATTCACGGAATCACCAAGCTAGTTGATAACAATGGCGTAGAATATAAAGCAGATCTTTATTTAGATTGTAGTGGTTTTCAAAGTCTGTTGATTGGAAAAACTCTAGAAACGCCTTTTCAAAGTTACGACGAGTGGTTGCCTAACGATCGAGCTGTGGTAATTCCTACGCAATATAAAAATCCGCAAGAAGAATGCCATCCTTATACAAAAGCAACAGCTATGAATTCGGGCTGGATGTTTACTATTCCAAACTTTAAACGCATCGGTAACGGTTATGTTTACAGCAGTAAGTTTATCAGCGACGAAGATGCTGAGAAAGAACTGAGAGAAAAGATAGGAGAATTTGAAGCTCCTGCAAGACTTGTAAAAATGAGATGCGGTTATCAGAAAGCAATTGCTGTAAAAAATGCCTGTGCTGTTGGACTCAGCGCAGGATTTGTTGAGCCTTTAGAAGCTACTGGTATTACATTCACTACCAGTATAGTAAAATCAATAACTGATCTTCTCAACATGTATAATAATTTGTGGAATGAAGAAGTCAAGGCACATCTAAATAGAGGCTTTTATGAGATGTCTATAGAGATATTGACCTTTGTTTGGGCACATTATCATTTCAGCAATAAGAATGATACACCGTATTGGCAGCATATTCGATCAAAAAAAATAACTGACCTCCCAAAAGATAGTCAATTCGTTCTAGGATACTATTACCCTAACCCTCCAAAATTCTTATTCTTTAGTGCTGCATCGATGTTTAATTGTGTGCAATGGTTCAGTATGATGCATGCCGGCGGCGCCTACAAAGATGTATCATGCGACATCGATCCAAAAGTTAATGAATACTATGAATATTTTTTAGATACACTATCTTACAAAACTGAGAAGGCCAAGGAGTTATTTCCTAATCATTACGATTACCTAAAAGAATGGTACAAATAAATGGTTGTACCTATTTTTTCTGCAGATTTTTTTCATCGAACCAAAGTTGGATTAGACAAAATATCTCAATTACAAGAAGAAATATTAACACTGCGCCAAGCTGAGCCCACAGTGGAACACACAAATGCCGGATGTTGGCGATCACCCCAGCGGTATAACATGCCTTGGTTAATGGATCAGGTTGTTTCTTTAGCTAATCAAGCTGTAGAATTTTATCAAAATACAGACTCTGTATTTCGCTCAACCTATAAAAATCGACCTCTTACCATTAATTATTGGACAAATGTAAATAGTCCGGGTTCTAGGAATGTGTTACACTCACATGCAGATAGTTGTTTTTCCTGTGTGTACTATATACAAGCAACTGGTACTGGGGATTTAAGACTTTTAAATCCTGCAAACTTGTTAGGAAAATTAAATAGACACAGTCCTTTCTCGAGAGATTTTTATTTTAGCCCCACAGAAGGCGATTTAGTTTTGTGGCCAGCTTGGGTTCCCCACGAAGTAGAACCAAATTTATCAAACAAAGATAGAATAAACATCACCTTTGACATAACTGTATAAAGATTAGGAATTTAATATGCCATTACATGAACTTAGAACAAATGAGTATTTTACATTTAC